TAGTGTTGGTTGTGTCAGAAGAGATGGTCGCTGATCCAAAAGTCAGCAAGAATATTGAGTCGGCAATCGCTTATGTTGGCGGTCGATGCGAGACACTTTTCTCTGGCGTTTATGTCAGAAAGAATGTACCCGGTCTGATTGCTATACTAAGTATGAATGGATTAGCGACATGAAAAAACTATTCGAAAATTGGCGAAACAATTTTAACGAAATAGCATACGAACCCGGCGGCGCTGTCGGTGATATTAATACTGGAGAAGAGCGTCTAAGCCCTGAGCATCTTGAAAGAGAAGAAATGTTACAGCTAGCCGATAAATTTAATGTTGGTATAGAATTTGATATCTCAGATTTTCGTGATGGCTCAAGTTATGCAAGGGTTACTCTTGAGAATGGTGACGTTATGTATTATTATGATGCTGAAGAAATGTATCAAGATTTAGCTAAGAGGCGCGAAATGAACGAAGAACTTAGAGATTATACTGGTGGACAATCACGCATCCCCGATCTTCAAATTCCTGGCTACGGCATTATGACTGTTCAGCAAGTTGAAAGAAAGTTAGCACGCATGTTGCAAGAAGCTGCCGAGGATGCTATGAAAGACCCTCCACAATATTCTCACCTCAACAATGGCGTTATTCAAGCTTTACACAAAGCGTTAAAGGATTTTAAAGAATTATGAGTTTATGGAACAACATTAAAGGCTGGTTTGATAAAGAAGAATCACCGCAGAAAGTAGAACAGCCCGCAGGCAAATCCGTACAAATTGTAGAAACATCGGGCGATATAACGGCTAAACAACTTTTTGAAAAAATGTGTATAGATAGTGGCATTTCTGTTGAAAACTTAAGAAAAACCAGAGCAATTGAACTATTTTCTGATTGGTATGTTGGACCTGCAGATAGAAAACAGGTTGCTTTATGTTACGAACAGTTTAAAAACGCTCATCCAATTATTCAAAAAAAGTTCGGGGACACAGTTATAAAATGAAAATTACTAAAAGCAAACTTAAAAAACTTTTGATTGAAGAAATTCAAAATGATCGCGAGCTTATTGCTGCCATAGGGGCATTAGCAAATTCTATAGAAGATTTAGATGTTAGTATTGATTACCTCACATCAGCTGTTACTGGGGATGATCCATTCACAACTAACATGCTTCAAAAAGGTTTTGGCAGATTAGCAAAGCCGTCCGGTCGCTCTAAAGAACTTTCTGAAGGGTATGGTGAGGGCTCAATGGCCAGAGGCCAGCTTGGCAGAACAGTTGAATTAGCAACAATGATACAGGAAATGATTGCTGATGAAAGTAATTTAGAAGAATGGGTTGAATCGAAAATCACTAAAGCCCATGACTACTTGTCTACAGTTTTAAATTACATGCGCGGTGAGCAATTATCTGAAAATGAACTAGATGAAATTTTATACAGTGATTCTGATGTTGGTGATTATGTTACAGATTTTCGTAAATCAAAAGCACCTCAGTTTAAAGGCAAAAGTAAAGAAAAGCGAACACAAATGGCTGTTGCTGCCGCTTTGGATGCTGAAGACGAAGATAAAAATAAAAAGAAGCGAGGTAAAAAGTGATGGGATACGTCCAAGGTAAATTAGACCGACTTGTAGAAAAAATGATCTCACGCAAGTTTCTTGTGTGGCTCACAGCAACAGGTTTATTGGCATTTTCTGATTTAGCTTCCAGCGATTGGGTTATTATCTCTGCTATTTACATTGGTGGCCAAACCGTAATTGATGGTATTGCTAAACTTAAGGGGGTAGCATGACGTGGGCAAAAGTATTACAATTTTGTCTTAAAAATTGGAAAGAGATATTGGTAGTTGTTTCATTGCTTACTGTATCAGTAAAAACACACATGGATTATCGCGCCCTTAATAAAGCATACGAGATATCAAAAGAAGAAACCCGCGAACGTATTGGTGCTCTTCAAGCAATTCACAGCGAAGAGATAGCACGTCGCGAACACGCGCTTGATACATATAAAAAAGCGCTAAAAGAGTTGCGGAACAATTATGAAAAGTCGCAAAAAGAATTAGAGAATGAAAAGCAAAAGAGATTAAAAACATATGAAAAGCTTTTCTCTCAAGACAAGGAGGCGTTGTCAAATGAGATTGTTAACACTTTTGGCTTTGAGTTTGTGGAGTAACATAGCAATAGCCACCACACCAGGCAAATTTACATTTCTTGGTGAAAAACAGTGTGCACCATTTGAAGGTGTGATATTCGATCCAACTGCAACAGCAAATATATTGGCACAAGCACAAACAGCAAATGATAGTTGTCAACTTATTTTACGGTATGAATTAGATAAACAAAAAGTTGAATATGAGCTACAATTACAAAACTTAACAATCAGGCACGATGCACTATTAGCTGAATATGATATGAGAGTTCAATCTTTAGAAAGAGAAGCAGACGCGTTGGCTAATGCATTAAAAAAACAATCCAAAAAAAGCCCAGTGCTTTGGATAGCTATTGGTGTAGCTAGTGGTGCAGCTGTTTCATATGGGGCATATAAAATATTTAATGAGTAACAAAGATTACAATAAAGTAGTTGCTATTGAAAAAGCCATAAAAGAAAAATATGGTGAAGAAGCAATTGCGAATCCTAGAACAAATTGGGACGAAAATAAAGAAAAAGATTATCTGGAGCAAATGAAAGAACTTTATAACCGTAACAAAGAAAAACAAACGTACTCAGAAAAAGTTAATGTTAATGGTATAAAGATATCAAAAAAACTACTTAATAGAGAATCTTTAAAAAATTGTCCTGTTTGTGGTACTTTTCCAAAAAGTGTCAAGGACGATGTATCATTAATAAAATTTGAATGTTGCAATAATTGCTATTACAAATATGTTGATGGTAGAGAAGAGAGATGGAAATCAGGATGGCGCCCAAATGAAAATTAGTAAACAAAAATTAAAACAAATTATCTTAGAAGAATTTGAAATACTTGAAAACAAAGATGAAGATGATGTTAAACTTCAAACGCAAGCTATGTCAACCGCGACTAGACAAGCCGATGCGCGCGCACGAATTGCGGCCCAAGGGAATCAATTTAGTGCTCAGGAAAAAGGTATTGTAGATCAATTAGAGCAATATATTTCCGATTTAGCGAGCACAAATAATGTTGATTTAATGCAACATCGTGCACTTCTTCAAAGAGTGCTAAAATACTTAAAAGATCAGATTGTAGGTACACAAAACCCGTCAAACCAAGGAGAAAAGAAATAATGGCTACAGTATACGAAATAGTCCAAGGGCTATCGCAAGCAGCTGCAAACGCTTATGATGGTGCGCTTGACGAAAATGGAGAGCCAATTAAGGCTGGACTGCAAAGAGAAGAGGGAGATCCAATTCTTGATAAGCGTGTTATGGATGGGTTTAATGTCAGGTTTCATGGAAATATGATGTGCCTGACGTACATGGCAGAAACACATCTTAAAGAGGTATATACTTTAGGGTTTGAATCTGATGTAGAATCAAAATTAGCTGAGATTGTCACTTTTCTTAAAAAAGAATATCGCAAAATTCGTGGAGAATCTGTTTCATTAACAAAAGAGGGAGAGATCGATGTTCGTGTTGAAAATTCATCTCGCATTCGTTCATGGGTTACAGCAAAAATTAACTACCGCGTCGGAGGACTTGATGAATCTATGCAAGTTGCTGCTGAACAGGACACAAAGCCTGAAGATTCTTTTAAAAAATTTATTGATCAAGGCGGATGGACTGGCGATGGTGGCAAGCGTCCACAGAATGATACGAGACCTAAACCATCAAATGACTAATGGCATTTCAATTAGACAAAAAGAAACAAGTAAAAGAAATACTTAAGTGTGGCGCTGAGCCTTCTTACTTTCTCAAAAATTATGCCCGTATATCTCATCCGATGCACGGGCTAATTCTGTTTAATACTTATGATTTTCAAGATGAGTTGCTACAAAATTTTAACGATTATCGTTTTAATGTTATATTAAAAGCAAGACAACTTGGTATTTCAACAATTACAGCGGGCTACATTGCGTGGATGATGTTGTTTCATCGTGATAAATCAATCCTTGTAATGGCTACCAAGTTTGCGACCGCAGGTAATCTAGTTAAAAAAGTTAAAAGCATTATGAAAAATTTGCCAGATTGGATTCGTATCGCTTCAATTTCTGTTGATAATAGAACATCATTTGAGCTTTCAAATGGTTCACAAATTAAAGCAGCATCTACTTCCGGCGATGCCGGTCGTTCTGAAGCACTGTCTTTGTTGGTGCTTGATGAGGCCGCACATATTGAAGGATTAGACGAGTTGTGGACTGGTTTGTATCCTACACTCTCAACCGGTGGCCGTTGTATTGCTCTATCTACTCCAAATGGTGTTGGTAACTGGTTCCACAAAACTTGTACCGATGCAGAATCAGGAACAAACAATTTTAACCTTACAACTTTGCCATGGGATGTGCACCCTGAGAGAGATAAAGATTGGTATAAAAAAGAAACTAAAAACATGTCCAAGAGACAGATCGCTCAAGAGCTTGAGTGTAACTTTAACACTTCAGGTGAAACAGTTATCGATCCAGATTGTATGAAATGGTTATTGACTAATATATGTGAGCCAAAATACAGAACTGGGTTTGATAGAAACTTTTGGATTTGGGAAGAATTTGATCCTTCATGCAATTACTTAGCTGTGGCTGATGTTTCCCGTGGCGATGGCGCAGATTATTCTACATTGCATGTGATTAAATTGGAAACTTTAGAAATAATAGGTGAATACCAAGGCAAACCAACACCAGATATGTACGCTAACTTTTTAAATCAAGTGGGCAGAGAATTTGGAAATGCAATGCTTGTGGTTGAAAATAATAACATTGGCTACACTGTTCTTGATAAACTTGTTGAGCAAGGATACCCAAATTTATATTATTCAATTAAGTCCACACACCAGTATATTGAACAGCATCAAGCAGAATCTATGAATTCTGCAATTGCTGGATTTACCACATCAATGAAGACTAGACCGCTCATTGTGGCTAAATTAGAAGAGTTTATAAGAAACAAACTAATTAAAATATATTCTTCTCGTACAATTAATGAGATGAAAACTTTTATTTGGAGGAATGGTAAACCACAAGCAATGAAAGGCTATAATGATGATCTTATTATGGCGCTTGCTATCGCTTGCTGGGTAAGGGACACAGCATTACAAGCTAACGCAAGAGATTTAAATTATCAAAAAGCTTTTGTAAGTGCAATTAAGACTTCCAAAACAACAATGAACACACAAATACCAGGCCAGCATGGCTACAAAAAAGGCGAGATATTTGATAAAATGAACGAAGCTAAAAGTATGTACAATCAATTTAAGTGGATTATAAAGTGAGAATATAAATGGCAGACAATAGAATTAGACCAAAGGGTAAAAACCCAGCAAACGAAGAATCAGAACTATTCAAAAGATTAACACGTCTTTTTTCTGGTCCGATTGTAAATTATCGTTCACAATCTGGCCGACGTATCAGGAGACAACATCTTGATAAATTTTCTTCTAGATTTAAAACTGCCTCTGGTCAGCAATTTAAGAAAACACTTTACAATCCTCTTGATCAAATTGCTACAAATGCGATTGCGAATCAAAGACGCTCTGAACGATATGTAGATTTTGATCAAATGGAATATATGCCGGAAATAGCATCAACTATGGATATTTATGCTGATGAAATGACAACATATTCAGACCTTAAACCTATGTTGAATATTAGGTGTGCAAATGAAGAAATTAAAGCTGTGCTTGATACCTTGTACAATAATGTTTTAAATATCCAATACAATCTTTTTGGTTGGTCTCGCACAATGTGTAAGTATGGTGACTTCTTTTTATATATGGATATTGATGACAAGTTTGGTGTCAAATCTGTTATAAGTTTACCAATCCAAGATATTGAAAGATTAGAAGGGCAAGATGCTACAAATCCAAATTATGTGCAGTACCAGTGGAATTCTGCTGGAATGACATTTGAAAATTGGCAAATTGCACATTTCAGGGTACTTGGGAACGATAAATACCAGCCGTATGGTACTTCCATTCTTGAGCCCGCAAGACGCATTTGGCGGCAGCTTACACTAATGGAAGATGCTATGATGGCTTATCGTGTTGTTCGTTCCTCTGAACGTCGTGTCTTTAAGATTGATGTTGGTGCGGTGCCACCGAATGAAGTTGAGCAATACATGGAAAAGATAGTAACACAACTTAAGAGACATTCAGTGGTTGATCCTACTACTGGTCGTATTGATTTACGATATAACCCCATGTCAATTGAAGAGGATTACTTTATTCCTGTGCGCGCTGGTTCACAAACAGACATTGTATCGCTTGCAGGCGCACAAAATATCACAGCAATTGACGACATTAAATATCTTCGCGACAAACTCTTTTCCGCGCTAAAAATTCCCCAAGCATACCTTGCGATGGGTGAAGGCGCTGCTGAAGACAAGACAACGCTTGCACAAAAAGACATTCGCTTTGCAAGAACAATCCAAAGATTACAAAGAGTGATCATCGCAGAGCTTGAAAAAATTGGAATTATCCATCTTTATACTCTAGGTTTCCGCGGTGACGATTTGCTTTCCTTCAAACTGTCGCTTAACAACCCATCAAAGATTGCAGAGCTTCAAGAGATTGAACACTGGAAAGCTAAGTTTGATATTGCTGGATCAGCAACTGAAGGATTCTTTTCTCGCCGCTGGGTTGCTGAAAATATATTTGGTATGTCTCATGAAGAATTTATTCGCAACCAACGTGAAATGTATTATGATCGCAAACAAGATGCATCGCTTCAAGCGGTTGCTGAGGCTCAAGCAGCCGGTGAAACTGGTGGCTTGGGTGGCGACTTAGACCTTGGTGGTGGCGGTGGAGATTTAGATCTTGGCGGCGATGACGCCGGCGGGCCAGCAGAAATTCCAGCTGGCGATGCAGGTGGTCCTCTAGACTTAGGCGACGATACTGATAGCACCGCCGCAGCCGATGCTGGAGGTGCTGGCGGTGGTGGTGATGAATCGCCACTACTAGCCGTACCGCCGGGTTCTAGAAATGACAAGCGCACATATGAAAAAAGCACTTACACGCCTGTTAAAAATGACAGGAGAGCAGATAGTGGTCCAAGAAAAAGAAACTATGCTTCTAAGCGCAGCGCTGAAAAAAGTAGCTCAACAATTAGAAATGTGTTTCCTGGTTCTGAAATCAACAGCATTCCAAGTATCGCAAAAGGCATTTATGAAGAACAACAACCTATTTATAATTTGAATGAGCAAGCAGAGGAACAAAAATTGTTTGAAATGAATGAATCAATTAGAAGTATTTTAAGAAGTTTAGACAATAGAAAAGTATCAACGGAGCAAAAAGATGAAGAACAGGCATAATAAAAAAAGAAATACCGCTTTTGTTTATGAGGCTTTGATAAAAGAGGCTACCGCAGCAATTCTTAAACGGGATCATGAGCAAAAAGAAAAAGTTATTAATGTAATTAAAAAATATTTTAATCCTAATTGCATTCTTAGCAAGGATCTTGATTGTTATCGTGCCCTGTATGAGACAAAAGGTTTATCTGAAAAAGATTCACGTAGAATTATTGAAGCAGCAACATTGGATAAAAGAATGATAGACCCAACTGGGTTATTTAAAATTCAATCTCAAATGATAAATGATATTAATAAAGAAGTTAATTCTGATATCTTTAGTAATTTTGTGCCAAATTATAAAACGTTAGCAACTATTGATCAATTATTTTCTGTTAAAACGTCGCCAACCAAACGAATTATGTTAGAAAACGAAATGGTTGAATACATGACTACAGAGACTGAGAGGTTAAATAATGATAAAGTAGATCACGTAGTTGTAAGCACATTTATTAAAAAATTCAATGACAAATATTCAACTGATTTGCTAGAAGAACAAAAAACACTTCTTTCGCACTATATTTCATCTTTCACTGATAACTCTCTTGAATTGAAAATTTATCTCAACAATGAAATATCTAGATTAAAAGCGGATCTTTCAGAAGCTCGTAAAATTAATGAAATTAAAGAGGATAAAGAAATGTTAAGTAAACTCAACGAGGTTATTAAAAAACTAGATTCGTATAGTTCAACTAATATTGATGATGGCGTATTACTTACCGTTCTTAAAACTCAAAATTTAACAAAGGAAATATTTTCTAATGCCGTTGACAATTAAAATTGGCCGCGGAAATCAAAGCGCTATTGTGCGTTTAGAAATGGATATTCGCAAAAGCATGAGTGGTGATATAATGATTTTTGATCATGGTGACATTGATATAGTTTTGTCTCCTTCCAACAATAAAGTTTTGGCATTTCCAAAAGAAACCATGTCTGATTTAGTTTATGGTGCTCAAAACAGATTATTTTCTCATTTAAGAAAAAAGGGCTTGGTAATCCCAGAAAGTATACAGGCGGCAGCTTTTTATGGAGCTATTGAAGGTGAGATGCAAAAATCGTTTAAGCAAGATTTAGATACTGCAAAAATGACCCTTATAAATATTTCTAAGTTTATTGATGACGAACGTCCATATTTTGAATCAACTGAGGCAATAATTAGTATGTCTGATGATGAACTGATTCACCCAGATAAAGAAGACTCTACTGAGCTTGGCGAAGTCCCGCAGTCAACTGAAAAAGGTTCAATACGTCCTGGATTTATTAGAGATCCATACTCTTTAAGCTACCTTTACACAATTTAAAATGAAAACTATAATTAATAATTGGAATCTGTTTGTAATTTTAGAACAAACTGGTGTTGAAAAATTAGCAGCAGATCCTAAAAAAACTAAAAATTTTGCTGACGCTGTAGGAGAAGTTTCTGATCCTGTACAATTAAAAAGAATTTTGACTGCTTTGTTAAATAACCCCGACGTTAAAGAAGCCGCACAGTTGTTTATAGATCTAAAAAGCGATATAGATAAAGGTGAACAGCCTGCGAGTGAAAATATTGTAAAAGATTTTGGATTAGGAGTTGATACATTAGGGCAAAAAGCCGGCGCTCAAGCGAGTACACTGTTGCAAAATAAAACTGCGCAGAACATATTAAAATATGGCGGACCCGTTGTTGCGCTTGGGATTATTGCTGCTACAATTGCAGGTGGAGGCTCGCCGTCGCTTGGGTTAGTTAATGCATTAGGGAGATTAGCTGTTTCTGGTCAGAGCACAAGTCAACTAGTAAACGGTCTTGAAGCCGCCTTAATCGCAAGCGCAGGTTTTATAGGAGAAGAAAATGAGGTATAAGTGGAATTAGTAACTTTTATACTGTGTGCGTATGGCCTTACACAAATACTTGTATATGGCAAAATATTTGATGGTTTAAGACCAACAGAAGGACGGTTGGGGCAGTTATTTAAATGCCCAATGTGCATGGGATTTCATGTTGGTTGGTTTTTAATGCTACTTTCTCCATTCACGCAACTATTTAGTTTTGAAGTTTCTGTAACAAACTACTTCCTTTTAGGTTGGCTTTCATCAGGAACATCTTATATTCTGAATATGGTATTCGGAGACAACGGAGTAAAATATGAACATAAATATGCAAACCCAGACACTTGCCACTTGGACAAACAAGTGGATGCTTCAACCAGTTAGAAGATGCTGTAAAGGATCTTAACTATGGCCCAAAAGTTACTTAGAGAGTATTATGAACTCTGCGATGGTGGAGTCTGCCAAGACCTGTTAACCGAAGAAGAAAAACGTTTTGTAGCCAGCGGCGGCATGATGCTGACTGGTATCATTCAAAAAGCTGACACAGTAAATGGTAACGGAAGAGTATACCCTGAGCACGTATTAAAAAGAGAAATGGTTAATTATCAAAAGCTAGTTAAGGAACGTAGGGCGCTCGGAGAGCTTGACCACCCAGATGATTCTGTAATTAATCTTAGAAATGCATCACACATGATGACAGATGTTTGGTGGGATGGAAAAAATGTTATGGGTAAAGCAAAGGTACTTGATACACCGTCTGGACAAGTGCTCCAATCTTTAGTCAGTGCAGGTGTTAGCATTGGCATTTCATCCCGTGGTATGGGTTCTGTATCAGAGTCTAAAGGAAACACAGTGGTTGAAGATGATTTTCAATTAATATGTTTTGATTTTGTTTCTGAGCCATCAACACCTGGCGCTTTTATGATGAAAGAGGCAAAAGATTTTAAAAATAAAGTATTTACAAAAGCGGATCGAATAAATCGTTTGCTAAATGAGGTTTTAAATGAAGAAAGCTGATCTTAAAAAAGCAATCAAACCATTAGTGAAAGAATGCATACATGAAGTATTACTTGAAGAGGGTTTGTTGTCAAATATTGTTTCTGAGGTTGCGATTGGTATGCAAGGTAATGTCATTAAAGAGGCTAAAAACAATCAAACACAGTCGTCAAACAAGACAGCACAACAACAAACAGACTTTGCTAATAAACTAAAAGAACAAAAAAGACGCATGTTAGAAGCTATTGGAAATGATGCGTATAATGGTGTTGATTTATTTGAAGGAACAACACCGGCCCCAGTACAACAACAACAAGCAGCCGGCACCGTTGATTTAGGCGCAGCAAATGATTCAGGAGTTGATATATCATCGCTCGTGGGGAACGCTACACAAATTTGGAATGCAATGAAGTGAATTATGAAAAAGAAAAATAATGTATCAGTATCTTCTAAAGAATGCCGTGGCAACACTGAAAGAATGATACGTAGATTTATCAAAAAAGTTAAGAAAGAAAGAATTATTGAAGAGGTAAAGGATAGAAGAAGGTATAAAAAGCCGTCTGTTGCAAAGAAAGAAAAGCGTATAAAAGCTGAACGCGCTAGAATTCGTCAGGAGTTAAAGCGTAAGCGCGCAAAAGAAAGGCGTAATAGAAAAAAGTAACGACTATTTATATTGAGTATATCAAATTTTGGAGTTTTTAAATGGCGAATTATAAAAAATCATGGCACATGGAAGTTGGCGTCAACAACGTGCCATCTTATCAGGTAAGTGGTACACCGTTTGCTTCCGGTTCAATTAACGCTGCTCCCGGCGCCGGAACCACCGCAGTCGAGGTACCTTTTCCACAAGTGACCAGATGGGTTCAGGTTATTAATCATGGAACCGGCTCTGTAAGAGTTGGATTTTCAAAGAATGGTACTGAAGGTAGACAATACTTTAGAGTCCATGCGTCTGGTAGCGCTGCCGGTTCAGGCCAATCCCCGTCGAGCGGAAGATTAGAGCTAAAAGTATCTGAACTTTGGCTTCTTGGTTCTGATAATGTTGATGTTGTTGCGGGTTTAACTTCTATTGCTCCTGCCCGTCTTAATACCGATAGCGGCACCTCTTGGAGTGGTTCTGTAGGAGTCGGCTAATAATGGCTTTTGGATGGGCTTACGTAGATTGTGAAGGCACTGGGGGTGGCCAAGCTGCCGGCCCAACAGGGTCAGTGCAATTTTTAACTGGTGCAAACGCGACAAGTGGTAGTTCTCATTTCGTGTATCGCACTGGTTCCGCCCTAGGTGAGCACACTGAAAATCTACTAATTTTATCTGGCAATTTAATTGTAAGCGGCACAGTTAGTGCAAGTGTTTTTAAATACGAAGATATTAGCATTATAGATGCCACAGGCTCAACTAGTTTTGGTAATTCAAACGATGATGTGCATACAAGAATTGGAAGCCTTGTGGTTAAAACTGCAGGCGCCTCCGGCGTAAATGTCTTAAGTGCAAGCATGGCTACACAAGCTGTACACATCCAAGGTCTTAATGTGTTATACGAAACTTGTTCAGTAGACAGCTATACTGCTAGCGCGCCGGGATATATTTTGGGTGTACAACAAACCGGACAGGTTGAGATCCTTATACCAAGTGCGTCAATATATGGTTCAGGTTCAATTTTGCTTGTCAAAGATGAAGTCGGCCACATTGATGGAACAAATATTACAATTAATGCTGCAACTGGATACAGCATTGACGGCAGCTTAACCTACAGCTTGACCGGTTCTAATCCTGCTATTAGTTTATATTCTAATGGAGCCAATTGGTTTGTCTTCTAATTAATTAAAAGGAGACTGCTTGTATGGCTTATAATAATTTATCTGGAACTGTTCTACTTCCAAACGAGTTACTAAAAGTACAAGGTGTTTCTACTGGTATTGTGTCCGGTAATCTTAGCACCTCTGATGGCGCGCAAGTAATTAATGTTCCAAGAGTGTCCAATGCCACAAATAATGCTATTATTACAAATGTTGATGGCAATGCTAACACACTAACTTGCGAATCTAATCTAACATTTGATGGTGATACATTAAATGTTGTAGGTGAGATCACTGCCAGCACAGGTGTGTCTGCATCATTTTTTATGGGTGATGGTAGCCGCCTCACGGGGATTACGCTCGGTGGCTCCGGTGCTGGCATTTTTACTGAAGCTTCTACTAATCAAGCATTTACAACAAGTAGTGTTACAATTGGCGATAACGTAACACCCACAAACACTTTGACTATTGCTGGCTCTTCGTACTTAAGCGGTGCCGTAGTACACAAAAGACATGCTACAACTGTAAATTATGAAATAAAAATCACAGATTTTTATATAGGTGCCGATAGTCTAAACAATACTGTTTTGTTGACATTGCCGACTGCCTCCACCACCACAGAAGGCCAAACCTTTGTTATAAAAGACGAAGCGGGTAACGCTAATAATAACAATATAACTATCTCATGTAGTGTTGGTGGTGATAAAATTGATGGTCAAAATTTAGTTATTTTGGAGTCACCTTTTGCATCAATCCAGCTTTATTGTGACGGCGCCGACAAATATTTTATAACCTGATTTTTTTTAGTTTTTCTGAACTAATTATAAACGAGTGGGCACTTGTATCTAAATTAACTTTGGATACTTGTATTTACTCATGCTATAAATTATAAAACTTATAAATGGAGGGTTTTTAAAAATGGCTTACAAATTTCAATTCGGGCAGGCAATCTTGTCCGGTAACCTAGATCAAGAAGGCGATGTAGACGTTCTTGATGGAGGTGTTCTTAAAATGAACGGAACAACAGCTATTGCGTCTAACAGAGACGCAACACTTGCTGGTGTTACTGCTACTACTCTCGGGCACGCAGATGATACTGATTTGTTAACATTAGCTGATCAGTCTCTTACAATTGCTAATGATGCTTCTCTTACATATAAGGGTACTGGTATCACATCGACTGGTGCAGAACTCAACTTAGTTGATGGCTCTCAAGCCGGCACAGTAGTTAATAACAAAGCTGTAATTTACAGCGCTGGTGGAAATGTGCAAGGTAGTACATTTGCCGTACCAGATGATGGTACTATTGGTAATGGTTCTAATGCCGATGCGCTAACACTTGCTGCAGCCGAGATCACTGTCAAAGATGGTGTTGACTTCTCAGTTGCTACAGTTGGTGGTTTTAACTACGGCGGCGCCGCAGTTACTTCAACTGCTGCTGAGCTTAACTTGGTTGATGGTGCTCAAGCTGGCACTCAGGTGGCCTCAAAGGCTGTTATCTACGATGCCTCAAGAGGTATTAACGCTCATGGTCTTACTGGTTCTCTCAGGTTCTCGCTTGATGTAGCACCTAACGGTGGTGTCGGTATGACCCCATTCAACAACAGCTCTGATGTTAACGACCTTAAGATCAGTGGTTCATTCATGGATTCGACAGCAGGGATTTCATTCGACAACGATTCTTTTGTTGCTCTTTCTGTCTCTGGTACTGTTAAGTCTTTCACGCTTGGCTCATATCTCACGGGCGCCGCGGGAAGAATGGATGGTGCTGGTATTGAAGCTGCTTCTGGTGTTTTGTCTGTGAAGGTCGATGATTCGTCTATCGAAATTAACAGTGATTCACTTCGCGTTAAAGCAGGCGGTGTTACCGATGCAATGCTTAACGATGATGTTGCATCCGGCTTAGCTGGTGATGGTCTTGCTGCTTCTTCCGGTGTTCTCTCTGTTGGTGTAGACGATTCTTCGATCGAAATTAACAGTGATTCACTTCGCGTTAAAGCAGCCGGTGTTACCGATGCAATGCTTAACGATGACGTTGCAACCGGCTTAGCTGGTGATGGTCTTGCCGCTACTTCTGGTGTCATGAAGCTTGATATTAACGAGTTGAGTGCTGCCAGTGTTGATGTTGCTGCCGATAGTATTGCTATTGTTGATGCAGACGACAGCAACCTTTCGCGCAAGGAAAGCATTGCTGACCTTGTTGCCGCAATGGCTGGTGGTGGCCTTAGTGCTGCTGACGGTGTTCTTTCAACTCAAGGTGGTAACGTTAGTCAAAGCTTTGAGGGTAAAACACTTGTTGAAGGATATAACTATCTGACTGGAACTCTTGGAGCCAACAAGCTTATTCTTCCGCCAAACCCAAGCATAGGTGACGTAATTGTCATTAAGGCAGGTGATTTGGCAGCTGGTAAAACAGTTACCGTCAGTGCATCTGCTACTCACACTGTTGATGGCGTTCAGCGTCCAATTACGCTTGAATCACCATTTGCTGCTGTAAGCTGCGTTCTTACTAGAACTGCAAGTTGGTCTATCGTATAATTAATATTTTCCAACGTTGTTTGGATTTTTGGATGTCTCCTGGTTGGGAGGCATCCTTTTTTATGTTTTAGAATGACCTGAATAAACAATTTTAATAACCTACTTATAATGTTGGAGAATTAAATATGGCATATAATGTTTTGAAGGGCTCTGTAGAGGGCTCTGTAGATCAGCATGGTAATCAAGAAATTGATGGAATCAAAATTTTCAAAAATACAATAAGTGCAAGTGTTTTTTATGATACTGATGCACAAAGTCCCTGTGCAACAATGAAAGATGTTGCTATCATAAAGGTTAATGGGGGTACTCGAAACAGCGTTTTAATGATGGGCCCCAGCCAAACAGCGCACACAGCACATAATTTTAGATATGAAAATGACACTTTACATGTTACAAACATTGTCGCACACATGTTGCGAGGCTCCGCAGAAAATTTAACAAACATTCCATCTGATAAATTTACTGATCTCATAGCTGCAGATTTTTTGTCACATGGCGCCGGCTTACAAAATGTAAGGGGCGTTTTGCAAGTTAAGGCATACGATGGTATTAAGTGTGATGACGACGGTGTTAGCATCAATATAGCGGCAAATTCTGGACTGCAGCTTTTGTCAAATAAACTTTCTATCAATCCATCGAGCGCCCCACAAGTCAATAGCGAGGGACAAAATTTAAGTGACATTGACACATTGTTGGTTCATGATGCTTCACGTAATGCTGTAGCTAGTACAACATTAGCAAATTTATACAATTCATACATTAGCGAAAAAGTTCCACATGCTGTTGGCAGCCCCGGCTCGCTTCAATATAGAGGCAAAAAAGAATTTGAGTCGTCACAAAATTTGTTATATGATGATTCTAAAAATACACTTTTAATTAATGGCAAAGTTCACGCTAATTGTTTAACATCGCAGCATAAATTAGTTAATCAAGGTGCTGTTTACAATAATATAGTTAAAGTTAGCGATGTAAACTATGAAGTTAAGCAAAGTGATTACACCATGCTCTGTGACGCATCTAAAAATGTTGTCACTGTTGTGCTGCCGCCAGCTGCTAATCACGTTGGTCGCATACTTAATATTAAAAAAGCTAATACAAATAAATACAAATTAAATTCCAACCTTGTTTATATTACATGTAAAGAGGGAAGTATTGATATAAACGACAGAGTAGAAATTAAAATGAACTATTCTTCAAGAACCGTGCAATCAGACGGCGAAAACTGGTGGATTATTGGCTCAAAGGGAAGTTGAGTCTATTTAATACAGGAGAAACTATTTCATGGCATATAACAGCAATAAGGGCAATCAACATATGGGCGACGTCCAGTACGAGGGCGACCCAAATGATGTTCAAATTGATTTTGAGAATGATTTTGTAGCAATAAAGACAAACGGATCACAGCGCCTCATTGTGTCTGGTTCTGCGATCACAGCATCTGTAGATGTATCTGGCTCTGGCGCGCTTATGGTAGGCGGTAAATTGACCGCCGGTAATAGTAAATTAACTTTTGATGGTACTACTGTTGTTTTGACTGGGTCATTACAGCAAATTAGCGGCGACGACGGTAAAATAAGGTTTATTGTTAATGAGATGACCGATGCCTTTTCAATCCTATCGCCGGATGAGACCTACACCGCGTATCGATTTGACGGCGACGGAGTTGATCACTATTTTAATGGCCCAACAAGATTTGGCGCCAACACCGGTGCTCCAACCCACACAGTTTCTGTAACTGGTCACGTTTCTGCTTCGATCGGTGTTACTAGTTCAGGCTTTCATACTTTAACTACCGTCATAGATGGAACGCACGTATCTAGCTCTCTTAATATTTCAGGTTCTAAGTTTTATGGCGATGGCTCAACACTATCAGGCTTGCCGTCAGATCCGGCCATTACGGCTCTGAATAATGCCGGTGCCAATAGAATTATCACTTCTGATGGCGGCACGGCAGCATCTGCTGAACCAAACTTAACATTTAATGGAAGCACCCTCGCAGCTACAGGACATATATCCGCATCGTTGGGAGTAAGCGGCTCTTCACTGCATGTTGGTCGCGGCTTAGGTACTACCGGCACTGTTATTGATTCCACTCACGTATCTAGCTCTCTTAATATTTCCGGTTCTAAATTCTATGGCGCCGGTGTATTCATTGCCGGCAACATGTCTGCATCGTTGGGAGTAAGCGGTTCTTCACTGCATATTGGTCGCGGCTTAGGTACTACCGGCACTGTTATTGATTCCACTCACGTATCTAGCTCTCTTAACATTTCAGGAGCTGCTTTTTTTGCTAATGGTGTTGAACTGTTGCGACCTGCGATTGAAGTATACGATGACTCAGGCAACAATAGAATTATTACATCAATTGATTCTGTTGCCGTTAAGGGAGAACCAAACCTGACTTTTGATGGCTCCAGACTATCTGTTACTGGACAAGTTTCTGCGTCTTTAGGAGTTACTGGTTCTGATTTGGCATTAATTAGTAACACTCCTAAAGTTTTTTACTCTAGTAGTGCCGGCACGCCACTAGGGTTTGTAGGCTACAATACTTCTGATAATTTAGTACTTCAGAATGATGTTAACAACAAACACATCGTTTTTAAAGCTAATGACAATGGCGTAACTAGAGAGGGGCTCCGTTTGAACGGAGCAGTCCCAGAAGTTGTAATTAATGAATCAGCAGAATCATTAATTAATTTTAGAGTAGAATCTGCCACAAACACACACATGCTTTATGTGACTGGCTCTGGAAAAGTTGGTATTGGGACTAGCTCACCTTCGCACACACTAGAGGCAACTGGCTCATTTTTAATAAGTGGCTCAACTCACTCAAGCTACACTATGCGTAGCACTGGTGGTGGCTATGCTGTGGCATCATCTGATAATGTTGTTATATTTAATAACTCGGGTGCACAAAATGCCACACTACCTCAAATTACGCTGTCCAACCATGGTGTCCAATACTACATTAAAAATATTGGCTCCGGGACTGTTACATTAACAGGCTCATCAGGGTTTGAACAATTTATTGATGGGCAACAAACACTTGCCTTAGAACAGGGTGATGCAGCAAAAGTAATGGGCGTTGCACTTGGTTCTGGTTTTGAGTGGGCTGTGTTATCATACTATGATAAGTTTGCATAATGATTTCAAAAATGGACTTTTATAAGTCTTGACACTATTTATTTTGAACATTTCTCACTTTAGGAGCCCTATTAATGTCAAGCTTACTGAAAGAAGCAATCGTGGATGCCAAGGCATTACGCGAGACTGCGCTAAAAAACGCCGAAACTTCTGTTATTGAAAAATACTCTGAAGAAGTAAAAACAACTTTAGAACAATTATTAGAACAAGAAGAAACAACGGAAGCCAACCCTTCAAATGTGGCCGATAATATACCCCTTGCAGCAACTGATGATTTATCAGAAGAAGAAGGCGATGTTCCAACTGGGATGCAAGAGAGCGGAGAAGACGTGCCAGTTAATATTGATCTTGATGCGCTTCAAGAAGCCGTTGCCGCATTGGAAAGCGAACTTAGTGAAGATGAAGAAATTGAGCTTAGTGAAGATGAAGAAATTGAGTTGACTGAAGAAGATTTAGCTTCTATTCTTTCTGAGGATGATGAAGACTTGAACGAAGAAGAAGATAAAGAACAAATTGATGAAGCTGATGAGGATGATGACAAAAAAGAAGAAGAAGTTAGTGAAGACCTTGATACTGATGCGCTCGTTAGCGCTATCATGGAAAAGCTTACTGTTGACATGGGCGCTGATTTAGCCGGCTGGGCCGGCCGTAGAGAAGAAGATAAGATTTATCAAATGGAAAAAGAAATGGCGCATCGGCGCTCTACAGATGTAGAAGAAGAAATGAAAGATTTAAAGAAAGCACAAGAAGAGTTAGTTTTTGAAAATAAACAACTTACTAAAAAGCTTTCACAATACGAGGGAGCACTGGGAGAATTGCAAGAAAACTTGCAAGATGTAAACCTTTCAAACGCTCGCTTGTTATATACGAACCGTGTACTTAGGAATACCTCCTTTAATGAGCGACAAAAACAAAAGATTGTCGAAGCAATTTCTAATGCTGGTTCTGTAACTGAAGCACGCACTATTTTTGAGACGCTTCAAAGCACAGTGGAGGCTAAGCCAAAGCAAAGCCCACAATCGCTGAGCGAGGCAATCAGTAATAAACGTTCGTCAGTTATACGTGCTTCTCGCCAAGAGAGCACACCATCCGATCCTTTACAAGATAGGATGAAAAGACTAGCAGGTATCAAATAGATACTAATAATATATTAAAGGAGAAATTATAAAATGGCTGGTATTATTGAAAGACTCACAGAAGGTGTAGTCAATCGTGATATGCGTGCTGAAGGTTCCGCTCTTCTTTCCAAGTGGGAAAAGACCGGTCTTCTTGAGGGAATTGATTCTGACCGACAGAGGCAATCTATGGCGCGCTTGCTTGAAAACCAAGCAAAAGAATTACTCCGCGAGAGCAGCAGCATGTCTGCTGGTGATGTTGAGGGCTTTGCTGCCGTCGCGTTCCCAATCGTTCGTCGCGTATTCGCAGGCTTGATCGCTAACGATCTTGTTTCTGTTCAACCAATGAGCCTCCCTAGTGGACTCATTTTCTTCCTGGACTTCGTGTTCTCGGGAGACCGCGGCGATGGCACAACTGAGCCCAGACGTATGGGTAACAATGCTGATAAGTCAGTATACGGTACCGATCAGGTTGGTAGCCAGATCACTGGTGGCGTTGATCTTGTTGGTGCAACAAGCCCTGGGTCACTTTCGGGCCCTCGCAACTCTGCGCGCGGTTATGCTTATGCTTCGCCCACTGGCTCCAACGACATTGCTGTCGGCAACGGGCGCCTCGTGGCTTCGTTTGCTATTACAGCATCAATGCAAGACTCAGATAAGAAGCTGATTGATTACGATCCAGACATTCTTGCAAAGTCTACTGATAACGGTACTGCAACTCACGCAGCTCTCGTTATTGAAATCTCATCTAGTGCTTTCAACTCAAATATAGACTTGTATAACTTATCTGCAATCAGTGCTTCTGCTGGTTGTGCTACTTTTGGTGGTGCTTTGGTTCAAACGCCACTTCTCGGTAACACTCGTCGTCTGACCAAGCGTGTTCCGGCTGAAGATACAGATCTATTTAAGCGTGGAAACGCTGCAGCGACTGAAGCAATTCGACTTGTCGTTGTTGGTAGAACTGGTTCTTCTACTGATGAAGTTCGTACCTCTGGAAATTCCGAAATCCTCCGAGGCGCGGCACTTGAAGGTGCTGAAGGCGTTATCTTCCCACTTACCGACAAGCTTCAAGCTTCCGATGCGCTCGGTTCTATTGTGGGTGCTACTGATTGGGGACTTGAGGGTGCAACTAATATCCCTGAAATCGATATCAAGGTTGACAGCATTGCTGTTACCGCTCAAACCAAGAAGCTTAAGGCTAAGTGGACTCCGGAGTTAGGTCAAGACCTTAACGCCTACCATAACCTTGATGCCGAAGTTGAGTTGACTTCGATTCTCTCGGAGCAAATTGCCCTTGAAATCGACCGCGAAATCCTTGCAGACCTTGTCAACGAAGCAACTGCTGACACTCGCTATTGGGCTCGTGCTCCAGGTCTCTTTGTAGATTCCAACGGTGCCGAGATTGGTGCTTCTACTAAGGCTCCTGATTTCACTGGTACTGTTAGTGAGTGGTATGAAACTCTCGTTGAAACTATCAATGATGTTTCTGCACAAATTCACCGCAAAACTCTGCGTGGTGGTGCTAACTTTGTTGTCTGCGGACCTGAAGTTGCCAACATCCTTGAGTTTACTGCCGGTTTCCGTGCCTCTGTCACTCACGATGACGAGACAGGTTCTATCGGTGCGGTACAAGTAGGCTCGCTGAGCAAGAAGTTTGATGTCATTGTTGACCCATACTTCCTTCGCAACGTGTTGCTTGTTGGACGTCGCGGTAACTCTTTCCTTGAAAGCGGTTACGTGTATGCGCCATATGTACCACTGCAAACTACTCCTACAATCTTCGGACCTGAAGACTTCGTACCACGTAAGGGTGTCATGACCCGTTACGCGAAGAAGATGGTTCGTCCAGATATGTACGGATTAGTCATTGTACGTGGCCTCTTGGGCGAATCTGGCAGCTGATAGCTGGATAGTCCACAATTAAAAACCTCCCTTGTTATTCAAGGGGGGTTTTTGTTTTTTAAGGTAAAAACTTTAAAATATCGATCCCTCAAAATTTTTCGCCGGCAATTTTTTGAGATTTTCGTTTTTTAGTTTTTTGTACTATTTATTACAACACCAATACATAGGAGAATTGTCATGGGTAAAAAATGGAAAAAGATTTGGCTTTATCGTAAGAAAAATGAAAAAGCTGTAGCTGCTGAAGAAAAACCAGTTGTAGTTGAAACAAAAACATCATCTACTGAGTCAGAGTCAACCGACGCTAAGGCTAAAACATTACCAAAGAAATCAGCGACAAAAGCACAATCAAAGTCTGTTGTCAAAGAAAAAACAAAAACAAAAAAAGCTTCTTCTAAAAAGTAAATTATAAATTAGTATACTTATTATAATCCCCCTGTACGTCTTAGGGGGATTTTGTTTTTCGTTTTACTATTTATGTTAGGAGGCGAAAATGAATGCCAACAAACCTTTCTCCAAGATCACAAACAAGCGCAATTGTGCTAACTTCTACAGGCAGCACCGATTTGGTTGCTGCAGCCTGTCCTATAGGGACATACACCGGGTCAGCTGATTTTATTAGCGGCGCATCCGCTCAAGTTTCATATGTTTTTAAAAAATTGGGCGGTGATGTAGTAGATATTGAAATAACACCGGACAATGTTTATGCTTCATATGAAGAAGCTGTCCTTGAGTATTCTTACATTGTTAACATGCATCAAGGTAAAAATGTTCTCTCAACTGTTTTAGGTTCACCAACCGGAACATTTGATCACCAAGGTGCTTTAAAATCAGGACCTTCAGGTAGTAATACTAAATATCCAAGATTTAGTTTGGGCTATTCCCAGCGCGTCGGCGATGGAGCTGCAACAGCTGCTGGGTTTGGTGGCATTGTACCTCAGTATTCAGCGTCTTTTAGAACAGTACAAGACGTGCAGGATTACGATATACAATCTATAATTCAAAGTGCGTCTAATTCTGGTGTTGATCAGGCCGGCCGTAGTGTGGATTACGCTGGGAAGGTTGACAACAGTAGAGTAAGAGTTACTAAAGTTTTTTATCGTTCACCACGTGCAATGTGGCGCTTTTATGGCTATTATGGTGGTGTAGGTGTGGTTGGCAACTATTCAACGTATGGACAATTTGCAGATGACTCTACATTTGAAGTGATTCCAACCTGGCAAAATAAAATGCAAGCGATTATGTATGAAGATTCAATTTATACACGCACTTCTCATTATTCATACGAGTTGTTAGATAACCATATTAGATTATACCCAACACCAAGTAATTTTGGTTTTGATCCTACCGATGAAATATGGTTTAGATTTTATATTGATTTGCAACCATTTGAAACTGGTTCTTACAACTCTGGCGTTGAGGGTGTGAACAATATCAATACTGTTCCATTTGATAATATTCCATTTACTAACATAAACTCAATGGGACAACAATGGATTAGAAAATATTCATTAGCACTTTGTAAAGAAATGTTGGGGCAAATCCGCGGCAAATTTACTACTATGCCCATCCCAGGCGAATCTGTGACATTAAATCATAGTGAATTACTTTCTCAAGCAAAGGAAGAACAACAACAATTAAAAGATAAACTAATGGAAATGCTCAAAGAAATTGAGTACCCAGAATTAGCTAAGAAAGATCAAGAACTTTCAGATGCGTCTACCAATGTTCTTAAAATTAGTCCTCTTGGGATTTATGTGGGGTAATATAAATGAGTGATCAGTGGAAAAAACCAGATGCACCACCACCCCCGCTTTTTTTAGGTAAAAAAGAGCGAGACCTTGTTAAACAAGTGAACGACGAGCTTGTTGAAAAGATAATTGGTCAGCAAATTTTGTATTATCCAATTGATATGCAAACCACAAATTTTCATGATATGTACGGCGAAGCTGTTCAAAAAACTTTTTTGGCGCCAATTCGTGTATATGCGCTCGTCACTTTTAATGAAGAGTCAACAAACTATCTTGAAGGCTTTGGAATTGATAAAATATCACAAATTACAGTAAATTTTCATAAAAGACGCTTAGAGGAAGATCAAGACACGTTTGTTCGCGAAGGAGATTTTATTTTATACGGTGATATTTACTATGAAATTGTGAAATTGTCACAACCAAGAAAATTGTTTGGCCAAGTTGATCAAACATTTGAAATTAGTGCTACTTGTAAACGCGCAAGAAAGGGGTTATTTGATGCTTCCTGACAACTTTGATTTTGCTTTACTGCCAGAGGGCTCTAGCCAGTACACGCTTGAAGAAATAGGAATGTTTTCATCTACGATTGAAGATATTGATTATGTGATTACGTCATGGTTAAAGAAAGACCTTGATCTTTTTTGTAATACGAACGAAGGAAGGGTCCAGGTGCCTGTTTTATGGCAAGTCCCTGAAAGAGCATATCAAATTAAAAATGAAAAAGATTTACGAGATAGCAATAATACATTAAAACTACCGCTTATCAGTATTGAACGCACAGGAATAGTCAAGGATCCAGAAAAAAAGGGCTCTTTTCAAGCGCATACATATTCTAAAGATAAAAATGGCAGATCCGGTAGATTTATTATTGCGAAACAAATAGTTCCTGATAAAACACAAAATTTTGCCATAGCTTCAGGAACTAGAACCAATACAGAGGGGGTACAACAACAATTTTATCCCAGAAATAACAAAAAAATAGTAATTAGAACCTTGTCAATTCCAATACCCGTATATATTAACGTGCAATACAAAGTTAAATTGAAAACCGAATATCAACAAAACATGAATGAACTTTTAACTCCGTTTATCAGTCGCACCGGCCAAATTAATGCATTTTCACTACGTAGAAACGGTCATATTTACGAAGTATTCATTGACCAAAACTTTACACATAACAATAACTTAGCTAATTTAAATGAAGACATTAGAGAATTTAATACTGAAATTACACTAAGAGTTTTAGGCTATTTAATTGGCGAAGGTCCAAATGATGACCGTCCATTAGTGCGTGTTGATGAAAACGTTGTTGAATATGTTTTTCCAAAAGAATCAACTGTTCCAGACGGTTTTATTGACTTTTAAAACACTTCAGGACATGAACTACTGTTTTTCTTGGTTCTGTAATATCCTTTTGAAATCCAAAATACTATTTAAAGTATGATTGATGACATCAATTAATACAAAATTGTAAAGAGGGTTTTATAACATGTCAGTTAAAAGTTTTAAGTTTGTATCTCCCGGAGTGTTTATCAACGAGATTGATAATTCGTTCCGTCCCAGATCTTCTCAGGAAATTGGTCCTGTGGTCATTGGCCGCTCCACTAGAGGTTTAGCATTACAGCCAATTAAGGTTCAATCCTACTCAGAATTTGTTGAGGTTTTTGGCGAAACAGTGCCAGGAGGTGCAGGCGACGACGTTGCTCGTAATGGTAATTTTACCTCCCCAATGTATGGAACATATGCTTCCAAAGCTTTCTTGGCAGCTAATGTTGCCCCTCTTACTTATATTAGATTATTGGGTGCTGAACACCCACAAGCAGATTCAGACGGCAAGGCCGGCTGGGACACAACAAACGCACCAAATGCAACTGAAGTTAAGTCCAATGGTGGTGCATATGGATTGTTTGTTTTTCCTAATTTTACATTTTCCACCGGAAATAGCACCGATGGCGTCAACGTCACCGCACCGACTGGCAACGGGCACTTAGCTGCAATTTGGTATTGCAACTCAGGATCACAAATTCAGCTGTCGGGAGTTTTTGCTAACGAAGAAGAGCCCCAGTCGCTCGATGGCCAAGAGCCTCATCACGGTTTAGGTGTTGGTAAACTTTTGAAAGTTGACACCGACAATTTATTTAAAGTTAAAATTGCAACCGCTGGTGGCACTTATGATGAAGTAATTAAATTTGGATTCGATGACAATTTAGATTCCTACATTAGAGATAAATTTAATACAAATCCATCTTTAACAAGCACCGCTGGTACATATTATAATTCTGCTGCTCACAAACCCTATTGGCTTGGTGAAACGTTTGAACAATTCTTAAGAGATAATAGTGTAGTTGCTCCAGGTAATACTGGTTTGTATGGTGCGATTTATCCTCTTACTCTTTCGGGTTCAACCACAATTGGTCCTCACGAAAGACGACTTCCATCGCAAGAAGCTAGAGCCGGCTGGTTTATCGGCCAAGACTTAACTCTTAATCATGACGACTTTGATGCCGCGCTACAACAAAAACTTTTCCGCCTGATCGGCCGCGGTCATGGTGAATGGTTGCAGAAAAATTGCAAGGTTTCAATTGAAAAAATTAGGCAATCTAAAACAACCACATCCGACTACGGGACATTCTCTGTTGTTATTAGGCAGCTTCAAGACACTGACAATAAAGTAATTGTTTTAGAACGCTTCGATAATTGTACTCTTGATCCAACGTCTCCAAATTATATTGCACGCAAGATTGGTGATGTATATCATGAGTGGAACAACCAAGAGCGCCAGTTAAAGCGTTACGGCTCCTACCCAAATCAATCGAAATATGTTTACGTTGACATGAACACAGAAGTTGATTCTGGTGTCACCAATGCTAAATTGCTTCCATTTGGGTACTTCGGACCTCCAAGGTATGCCACAGTTAATTTTGTTAGTAGTTCTGGCACCCCCACAAAACCACCAACCGCGGGCATGATTGGTCTGACTTCAGGAGCGTTTGGCAGCTGTCTTGAACAGCCGGTTGCTCAACGTTTAAGCGGTCAGTTCCCATTTCTTGCTGTATCGTTGACCTCATCAGCAACATCCGCATCCTTTGTGTTCCCAACAGACAGATTACGCAACAAAGGATCAGATGGCGGACTTTCAGATCAATTAAATGCGTATTATGGTTTCTCTAACACACGTACAGCAGCCAGCAGCCGTCATGATGATAGTGTTGCAGACATGCATGCAATGTTAGATGATCGTCTTGGCCAAAGTGTTGATCCAACCTCGTCCCCACCAACCGGCGTACAGGGATTTGGCTATGTGTTCACCCTTAATGACATTAAGGCAACAACCAGTGGTGCAAATAACTTGTTTTTCTATGAATCTGGCTCATATAAGAATAACACATCATTTTCAAAAGATTCTTATGAAACTTTACTAAATGCACGAGTTAATAGATTTACCGCGCCATTCCACAGTGGTTATGATGGACTAAACGTTAAGGTTCCAGATCCGTTCGCAAATACACTAATGGATTCTAGTACGACCGAAACTAACAGTTCTGCTCATTTTACTGTCAAAAGGGCAATTGACACAGTTGCTGACCCAGAATCAGTTGACATGAATTTGTTAACAGTGCCTGGACTTACCGCTGATGCATTAACAGTGCATGCAACGAATGTGTGTGAAGATAGAGGCGATGCCATGGCCCTTATTGATTTGCCAGGTGTTTATAGTCCAAATCATGAATCCTATAGCTCTACATTTTCTGGAAGACTTGGTTCCGGCGCTGAAAGCGTTGCAAATACTCTTAAAAATAGAAGACTTGACACATCTTATGGTGCCACCTTTTATCCATGGGTGCAAACTCTTGATGAAACAACAAGCCAACTGGTTTGGATTCCACCAAGTGTCGCAATGTTGGGTGTACTAGCCTCTTCTCAAGCACGCTCACACCTGTGGTTTGCGCCGGCTGGATTCAACCGCGGAGGCCTTTCTGACGGGGCAGCTGGAATTCCAATTACCAGTGTTACTGAAAAACTTACTTCTAAAGATCGCGATACGCTCTACGATGCTAAGATTAATCCTATCGCCTCATTCCCATCTACCGGGCTTGTGGTATTTGGACAGAAAACGCTCCAAGAGAGAGCATCTGCCCTTGATAGAATTAATGTTCGCAGACTGGTTATTTTCTTAAAGAAACAAATTTCAATCTTGTCAACACAAGTGCTGTTTGAACAGAATGTTCAGACAACTTGGAACCGCTTTAAGGGTCTTGTTGAGCCATTCTTAGCCAATGTAAAGGTTCAGTTTGGTATTACAGATTATCGTTTGATTCTTGATGAAACAACTACGACCCCTGACTTGGTTGATCAAAACATATTATATGCTAAGATTATGATCAAGCCAGCGCGCGCCATTGAATACATTGCAATTGATTTTGTAGTAGCTTCCTCTGGTGCATCATTTGAAGACTAATAAAGTCGCGGCTCTTTTCAGACCGTGCAACTATATATTATAGATTAACAGGAGAACCCCAACAATGGCATTTTGGTCAGAAAATTACGGTGACGGCACCGGGCTAAAGGATCCGAAAAGAAACTTTAGATTTAAGGTTGAATTTCAAGGAATTCAAGGCGCGCAAGGGCCTATGCTTTGGTATGCGAAAACCGCTACAAAGCCATCATTTGCAATTTCTGCTGCAGAGCACAAGTATCTAAATCATACGTTTTACTACCCAGGTTCCGTTACATGGAATGATGTGACGATCACCATGGTTGACCCATCTGATCCTGACATGGCTTCTACGCTAGCGGCCATAGTTCAAGATGGGGGGTATAAGCCGCCTAACGATCCAACTGATCTTCAAAGTATATCTAAAGCATCTGCAGTGGCTTCTCTTGGTGCAGTTACCATTTCTCAACTTGATAGTGATGGTAACGAGCTTGAGACATGGACTCTTTGGAACGCTTTTATTATTGATGTTAAATTTGGCGACTCACTTGCTTATGGTGATGAAAACTTAACAGAACTTTCAGTTACTCTTAAGTATGACTGGGCAAGAATCAATGTTACTAACAACGGTTCTATTAATACGCTTAGTCAAGGAAAGAAAGAATTCTTTAGAACATAATATAATTTAAAATAGAGGTGTATATTGTCACGTAATAAAGATCGGCTGGGCCTCGGTGATACCACTCCCGAAAACACCGCAGTTCCGCCACAAGTCATGACACAAGGAGGGGAAGAAAACCCATTTTCTTTTGTCATACCAACTGAGTTTGTAGAACTCCCGTCAAAAGGTTTGTTTTATCCACCAAACCACCCGCTTCATAATCAAGAAACAATTGAAATTAAGCAAATGACGGCAAAAGAAGAGGATATCCTTACTTCAAGATCCTTGCTTAAAAAGGGAGTTGCAATTGAACGCGTTATTTCCAGCGTTATAATGGATAAAAGAATTAAGCCCGCAACGCTGCTGGTTGGTGATAGAAATGCCATTATCATTGCTGCAAGAATTTCAGGCTACGGAAGTGATTACGCTACAAAAATAACATGCCCTGCTTGTAGTGCTGCATCAGAACAATCTTTTAATTTGTCAGAGCTTGAAATTTACTATGGACAGAGTTTATTGCCTGAAGAAGCAACTCAAAACGAAAACGGCACATTTACAACCATCCTTCCAAATACCAAAGTAGAAGTAAACTTTCGTTTGTTAAATGGCATGGATGAAAGATCACTGGTTGACCAAGTAGAAAACGCGCGCAAGCGTAAGTTAGATGAAAATGCTGTCACTAGACAACTAAAACACATTATTGTTGCGGTTAACGGTAACACAGAACAGAAAAACATTAACTATGTTGTTGATAATATGCCAACAAGTGATTCTCGTCATTTGAGAATGGTTTATAAATTAGCTACCCCTAATGTTGATATGATTCAAGATTTTGAGTGTACAGAGTGCGGGTTTGAACAAACAATGGAGGTGCCGCTCACCGCGGACTTTTTTTGGCCTGACCGGTGAGTATATGGAAAACGTATATGAGCAGTTTTTCTTCTTGAAATACAGTGGGGGCTGGTCGTTTACTGAAGCATATAATTTACCCGTTGGTTTGCGCGACTGGTTTGTTAAAAGATTAATAAAACAGTTAGAAGCAGAAAAAGAGGCCATCGAAAAAGCCTCAAAGGGTGGCGGCTCAAATAGTCAAACTCTAACGCCCCACAATCAACCCGCGCCACCATCTTCCTTAAAGACAGGCTAATTGCCTGTCTTTTTGTTTGTAATACTAATTATAGATGTAAAAGTGAGGGCTATACGTGTCCGAAAAATTATCAGATGTTCAAAAACTAATACAACTGAAAAAAGATCTTCTCAAAATCACGATTGCTGGTGAAGAGGCAGAAGGTCGCCTTGCTCGCAAATTTGAGAGACAAAGAGTAACTCTTGAGAAAGAAGTTGAACAATTAACAGCCCGCACAAAAGCTATTGCAGTGGCTGCTGATCGAGCGGCGGAAGCTAATGAAAATGAGATAAGAGCTATTCAACAAAGAATTGATGCATCAACAAGCTTAAATGAAAAACTTGCGGCTCAACAAATTATGAATGAAGCTCTAGAAGAGCAATTGGCAAACCAAATAGAAGCTGCTAAAGCACAAGCTGCCGCTACTGATGATGCTGCGAAAGCTGCAGAATTAAGAAAAAAAGCTCTTGATCTTGAAGACGAGCTAGAAAAATCTCAAGAAATTACCAAAGAACTTAAAGAACAAAGAAAAGTAATGAAAGACTTTGGTGGCGGCAAGTTTGGTGCGTTTGTGGCGCGCCTCTCTAAAATTAATTTTAAAGAATTAGGCTCCCAGCTTTCACCTGTAACAGGAGCGTTTGATAAATTATTTTCTGCTGCACAGAAAACTTTATTTGAATTTGATAGTTTGACACAAGGTTTTGAGCGTCAAATGCAACTTGGTCAAGAATATCAAAATTCAATAGACGAACAATTTAAATCATTAGTCCAATATGGTACTAGTATTGAGGATGCTACTGAAGTTCAAAAAGAATTTGCTACTACATTTACTGATTTTACTATGCTAGCAAAAAATCAAAGAGATATTATTACTGAAAACGCTCTTGTGTTGGCGGAACTTGGTGTTGCACAAGCTGATTTTTCTCAAGGCGTGCAGAATTCGACTAAGTTTTTTGCACAGTCTGCAGGTCAAGCCGTGATAGTCCAAAGAGAGCTTATGGAAACAGCCCGCGCACTTGGTCGTGAACCGGGCGCATTAGCAGAAGAATTTGCAAAAGCTGGCCCCATGCTAGCTAAATTTGGTGACGAAGGTATTAAATCATTCAAAGAATTATCAAGAATTTCTAAGATTACTGGAATGGAGTTGGGCAAAATTCTTGATTTAACAAACAAATTTGATACTTTTGAAGACGCCGCCACAATGACCGGACAACTAAATGCTGCTTTAGGTGGCAATTTTGTCAATGCTATGGACATGATGATGGCAACAGATCCAGCAGAGCGTTTTACAATGGTCAGGGATGCCATTGAAAGCGCGGGCCTGTCATTTGATGAAATGTCTTATTATCAAAAACAATTTTATACTGAATCTCTTGGATTGGGTGATGTTGGTGATTTGGCTCTTATGCTTTCTGGCAACATGGATATGCTAACTGGCTCAACAAATAAAAGCGCTGCTGCTTTAATTGAAGAAAAACAAAGAGCACTTGAGGTTCAAAGCGCACAAGAAAAAATGCAAATTACATTGCAAAAATTAGTTGCTGAAGGAACAAAATTCAAAACACAATTGCAAGCTATCGCTGATCTTGTAGTAAAATTCGGTGAAAAGATAGGTACAATAATACCAGCACTTATAAAATATAAATTTGTAATGGTGGCTTTAACTGCTGTAACCAAATTAAATGCAGCCGCGAATGCCTTTAATATGAAAGGCATGACGAGAACGGTGTTTGTAATTGGAGGTCTAGCCACAGTTCTCTTCCTTCTTGCTAAGGCACTGATGATTGCCTCGCCATCAAAAGTTGTTTTAGCGATGTTTGGTTTGGCCGCGGCTTTGTTCGCTGTTAGTAAAGCCGGCCCAAAAGCCGCACCCGGCATACAAGCCGTTAATGCGCCGCTTATGCAGATGGCTGTGGCAATTTTCATAGCCTCTACAGCCCTTGCAGGATTAGCAATTGCATTTAGTGCTCTTTCACTTGAGCAAATGGCTGGAATGGCACTTGTATTAGGTACAATTGCTGTCTCTGCATATTTCTTGGCTCCCGCGCTTGGCGCGCTATCTGCTGGTTTGGTTGCACTTGGTGCAGCAGGTGTTACAGCAGCCCCAGGCTTGTTAGTAGTGGGGCTCTTTATAGCATCATTGGCGGGTTCAATATTTGTTGCAGCCGCAGGTGTAGGATTAATGGCCACAGGAATAGCTCTTATGTTTGATTCCATTACTATTGAAAAGGCAACAGCATTTGGTGCATTAGTGGGAGCGTTATCAATTGGTGGGCCTTTCTTGCTTATGGCTGGTGCTGGATTCGCTGCAATCGGAGCTGGAATGATGTTGTTTGGCTTGGCTCTCAGATTTATCGCAACAAAAGATTTAGAGGCAATTGCCACATTTGCGACTGGTCTTTCGCAAATTGATGTTAGTAGTATTGAGGCTCTTGTTGATGCAATAAGGGCAATTGCAGATGCAATGAATGAGATACCTGTAAAAAAATCAATTGCATTCACCCAAACAATGACGACAACAGCAATTGCAGCCAGGACAGCTAATACCGCAGGTGCCCGGGCAGCGATGGGCTTAACTCGCACAACTGGCGCCACCAGCGGAACGATAAAAACAGAAGTTGCAGGCCAAGTAGAAGTTAAATTTAATACTGCACTATTTGAAAAAGAAGTAATTAACATAGTGCAAAAAAATAAAAGAAAAATTGCTCAGATTATAACTTAAGGAATTATTAAATGGCAGACAAATTCGATAAAAACCCTCTGTATTACAATGTCAATAAAATTGGCACTATGCGTATTCGTGAGGGCCACTTAGAAGAAATAGAGGACAACGCTGTCCTTGAACAGTTCACACCGGAGGGCTCGCCCAGGCCAATAAAAAATGTATTTTTTGCCGATGGTAGTGACTCATTGGCAAATAGGGGATTTGTTGTTTCATTTCAGCATGTTGCGTCAGGCAAGTTTGTTCATTTTAAATCTTTTATTACAGCGTTTAACGAATCTTACAATTCTGATTGGAACTCAGAGCCTGTTTATGGAAGAACTGACCCCATTAAAATGTTTAAACAAACTACAAGGTCCATGACGCTAGGTCTTATTATACCGGCCGCATCTGAAGGAGAAGGTTTTGAAAATCTTGGTAAATTGCAAGATTTCCTATCTTTTTTATATCCAACGTATACTGATGTGGATAATGCATTAACCATATCCCAATCACCTCTAATTAGAATGAGGGTTATGAATTTAATAAGAAAAACACAATATGGCCAACCCGACACACGCACCGAAAAGCAAAAAACCGAAGGAGTGCCACCAGCGAATACTTTTAAATCTTTAAAGGATGGCGATTCCAATTCTGGAACTACAAATCTTAGTCAGGCCGGCGCATCTGAAGGATTACTGGGTCATATTTCTAATGTTGCAATTAATCATAATTTAGAGAATAACGATGTAGGCTCCTTTATACTTTCAGATGGTGTCATAATTCCAAAAGCTGTTGAACTCACAGTAGATTTTCAAGTTTTACACGAAAGAAAATTAGGCTGGCAAAATGGAAACTTTAGTGATCAATTATTCCCATACGGAATTGATTTGTCTAAAACAAAAGTGAGAACAGAGCAACAAATTATAAACGAGCAGCTACGGCAAGCCAAAAGCGCTGTAGAAAGTATCATTGCGCGTAGAGCGGAGGAAGAAGCAAAAGAAGCTACAGAAGCACAAAGACAAAATGCTATTGCCGCAGGCTACCTTGTTGCAGATGGGGTTACTGCTGATGGCAGAATTAGGTATGCTCTTACCAAGCGTGGCGAACGCGCAGCAAAAAATAAAAGAGCCGAGGCTAAAAAGGATTTCAATCCTTTTAATGCTAGACCCTATCCAGATGAAGACGCAAAAGCAGAAGCAAATAAACTTGCAGAATTTTTAAGTAACACAGACAATTTCATAAGCTAATAGGTAAAAATTATGCCCACAAGATATACAAAATCAAGATTTTTAGAAAATGACTCAGAATTTTATAGATTTTTAAGAGAAAAACGCAATGGTGCAAAAAGCATCACACATATGTCTACGGTTATGCTGAAACACCCATCTTTGCTAGATAGGATTAATTTAAAAACCACTAGCCACATATGGAAATATGGTGACAGATTTTACAATTTAGCATACAAGTATTATAATAATCCTGAATACTGGTGGATTATAGCTTGGTATAATGGGTTGCCCACCGAAGCAGATGTTAGAAGTGGTGATCCGCTGGTTATTCCTTTAAATATTGAAGATGTTCTAATAGCGCTCGGAGTATATTAATGTCTAATGGTATAACTCAAGATATTTTAAACGATCCAAAACGTTTACAAGAATATTACGAAGAAAAATTCAAAGATAATCCGTTTATTAAGGATAATTATCGCAAAGAATGGAAGCAACAAAATGTCGCAAATATAACTTCCAAAAAATGTGGGCTTATTTATGGCACCTGGACATCAACTAATGGAGCTATGGCCGGTTACAAAGCTATAGATGGTTTGGGCTCTGAAGCTCCACCGATACCGCCAAATAACTTTGGACGTCGCCGCGGCGAGCCAGCGGCAAAAAGCTGGGCGGACTATTTCAGTGGTGAAATTAGAGTTCAAAGTCAAAAAAACCGTGAGTTGTTAAACCTTGAGGCTCGCGAGCCGGGCCGAAACGCTGTCAAAAGAGTTATAAACGATGAATTATATGCACCAAAGGCTCAAAATTTAATTTTTGAATCTGCATGTGGTAAAAATTTGAAAGATTTAGAAGTACTACTTGATTATAAATTTAACGAAGAAAAGAAGAAATCTTTGGGTTCCACTCTCCAAGGAGATGTAGACAGTATAGGCGCGCAGTCAAAAAAAGAAACACTCGCATGTGCAAGAAGACTTGCAGAATATAGAACAAGTCTTGAGCAGGCTCTAAATTTATTTTGGACAAGCGCAAAAAGACCCGATGTTGGTTTATTTAATGATTATGATTCTGATCAACTCAGAGGTATGGTGCCTTCACCACCAGCCAGAGTAAAACCAGCTGCTCCAACCCTAAATAAAGCTCAGGTGGCTTCCGAAAGTGTATTTGGTGCCGGGGAAGTTGCTGATGCGGTCGCCGATGAAGAAATATCATCTACTCCATCTTTTGTAAACCCACAAGATAACCCACTTTTTATTCCACAAGTGACAGATCCACAAGCAATGTTTAAAGATGCAATTGGTGATGCAGTATCTGTGGAAATTGCGTCTTCATTACCATCTTGGGTCGTGTTTTCCCCAACTGGAATACCCACAACAAATGGCGCACCTCTTGCTTCCGCGCCCACAAGTTATAAATTTAGATGGGATTTTTTGTTAATTGATCAAAACGCGAGAAACTCACTTAAAAACCCTGAATGGTACAAAGATTTAGCTGCCTCACCAAGTGTAAAAACAGTCAGTATGATGCCTACATTATTTGCATCTCTTTGTGTTGGAATTCACAATGCTATAGAATATGTGTTGTTGCCTGCACTTCCAAACGCTGCACAAGTTGATGCTTATCAAGGCGGCGCCGATGGCTCCGATATACAACTATATAATCAAGCGCAATCTATCTTAAGGGCCATGGATGGCGGAGACCAGAACGCCTTTCCGCTGCAGCCACCTATAGGAGAAGATGAAAGTTATGATTCTGTTATTAACTACGCCCAAGAATCAATTGGCAAGCTTGACAATAGTCAAATTAAAACATGGCTCGGTCGCGACTCACTAACAACTTTAAAAAACTTTTTAAATGCTATAAAAGAAGATGCAAAATGCATTAAAAAAGAAAAAGACGAACTTGATAAAAACTTAGACAACATAAAGGAGGCGGTGCCAGAAGCAGCTAAAGAAGTATTAAACGAAGACGACGCGAAGGACGTCGCCACCGATTCAGCAGCTGTCATTGATAGCTTTGACATTGACAATATTGGCTTTACAAGTCCAACTGATAAAAAACTTTTTAAAGAACAATGTTTCCTTTTGGCATTTGCTGCAAAAATTGCATCTTATAAAAACAACACACTTGACTACTCAATTGGTACCACACCGGCACATCCTGCGGGAGTACATAAGCGATTACCATATGAAAATTTATCACAATTTGGGATTAGACAAACAGAGTTTGCAGCTAAAAAAGACTTTAATGCTTCCATTCAAATGAGTGGCGATCCTTTTGGGTTCATCAATAAGCTAACGCAAAGCCCTAATTATTCAGATTTACTAGACATAGGACACGACCAGCTTTCGTCGTTGCAACCAAAAATAAGACTGTTCAAGGTTGTTTATAATGATAACCAGCTTAATCGTAGCGGCCAATTTGTAAATTCTGAAAAAGAAAGAGAAATTGAAATTGCTTTTAATTCTGTATTTTCAAAAAGCGAGCTAGACGAGATATACATCGGCAGTAAAGCAAGATCCGCTGGTATTGGTTTAAAAAGTTTTGAGTTTACTTACGATGGCAACAATCCTTTTTCATATAAAAAGAGTATTAAAGCAAAACTTGTTTTGCACGCCGCTTCATTTCAAGAGTTTTTTGTTCCAAGAACAGGAAAGTTTAGAGACTATGAGGGTTCCGAATTATTGTTAGGCGGCAAAGAATCTTATCGATATATTGATTTAGCGCTAAAAACATTTACCACATTTAATAAGCTTAATACCGTTTCAGCCCAGTATGCAAAATTAAGAGATCAAAATTCAAACTTAGCTAAATTAAATTTTAGGTTAAAGGCAGTAGTCGGCTGGTCAGTACCGCCAGGAAATATTCCTGGAATTGATCCAGAACAAAAAAAACGTTTAGTTAGAGCAATTTCTAACTCGTTTGTTACACTAAATTTAACACCTACAATACACAATTTTAATTTTGAACAAGATGGCTCGGTTACCTTAGAGATTGATTACTTAGCATATATTGATGATTTTTTTGATGATCGGGGATTTAATGTTTTTGCTGATCCGTCTGGTGTTGTTGGCTGGCAAAGAGAACTGAGAAAACTTAAGATGAAGCGCTTACGCTCCGCGTGTAAGTCTGCCGAAGGGATTCAAGAATTAAATGAAAAATATAAGGATACTGTGCAAAAAGAAATTAATGATTCACTTAGCTCATTAATAAGTTCTTTAATTAACAATAATAAAATTTATTATATTAATTTGAATTATGCAAAAATACAAGATTTTATTGCTAGTGGCCCATATCAAAATTATGAAAATTATGTTATTAAAAATGCTAGAGGCGACATTATTGTTAGCGATGATGAAAAAGATGAAATTGTTGCAAAACAAATTAATTCTGCGCTAGAATCTTACAAAGCGCAAAGAGAAGAGTATAATAATGCAGGTGGTTCCGCTGAAGAACCACCGAACCTTGGTGCCGCGCTATACGCAGCGTCACCACAGAGCAATGAACTCAGCTTTTTTTATCTAGGTGATTTAATAGATATAGTTTTAGAAAACATACAAAAAGAGCAGGCTGTTCTTATTTCACAATTTGAAAGCGAACAAAACAAAGAACAATTCACTTTCCCAAAAAAATCAGCAATTGCAAATCTGGGATTAACAAATGCTTTAAAGTCTGAAGGCGAAGATGGAAACAAAGACAAAATTTCTATTGTTGACTGGAACGAAAGACGAATTGAATTAGAAAAATTTGCAAGAAATTTAAAAAGAATGAGAATTCTTCTTGGGCCTGTAGAATTAGTCCACCACAAAAAACAAGCAGAGGGTAATATTAGTGAATTTGTAAACTTTGGGGATGTTCCTATATCGGTTAAGTATTTTATGGAGTGGATTTCTGGTAAAGTACTATCAAAAGACGAAGTATTTTACGCACTCCCGGTTTTCATCACACAGCTCATGAACAATTTAGTTTCTAAATTTTTAAATAATAACAATTGCTTCTTTTTTGACATTAAACAAAAAGTAAGAGTCAACCAATGTTCACTAACAACATTCAGTCCTCCCGAATATGGCGGAAAAGATGAATTAACAAATCTATTGGTTTCGCCTATTATAGCGTCCAAAGCAAAATTAATGAAAAAATTTAATAGGGCCGGTAGTCCGACCAGATTGAATTTGTCTGATTCATCTGTTCTGCATCATCGTGGCCTTAATGCTGATGGTACTATTGCAAATCCTAATTTATTAAGACCGATTCTTAATGTTTCTGGCCGCGCAAATGAAGAAAATATAAACTACCCAATTTTAAATAATGAAATTAATTATATGGTTTTTTTCGCAGGTCAGGTTTCTAAGCCCAGTGAATATCCTGTTGATAAAGAAGAGAATAGAAGGAATGGCATATTTCATTATCTTCTTGGCAGGGACCGCGGCTTAATAAAAGAAATTAACTTACAAAAAACTACTTCTAAAGGATTAGCTGAAGTTAGATTTGAGCAAGATGGATATGATGGGTTAAAACAATTGAGAGTTATTTATGATTTAGATGTGACAACATATGCTAATGTAAATACATTTCCTGGTACGTATATATATGTGCCAGCCGCCGGCTTTGATCCTGCAATGTCTACAAACCTTATAACCACAACTGATGGTGATGGAAATTTAATGCCTCTTCGTATGGAAGAACTAGGTATAGGTGGTTACTATATGATTATTCGCTCAACACATAAATTTGGAATTGGCGAGGCAACAACTGAAATATCCGCTAAATGGATTGCAGGGCTTGCTAGCGACTACCCGATAGCAGAGGGCGAAAATTCTGATCCTTCTGAGGTAGGTTGTGCCGAGGCGATCAATACAAGAAAAGAAAAAATGAGTAGTTCGTGATATGTCAAAATATTTAGTTGAAGAAAACTCTGAATCATCAATTCTACTTTTTAACAAAAGAAGACTATATCGGTCCATTTTGAGAGGACAAAACCATAATAATATTATACAAATGGACGTGGCAGAAAAAATATTATACGGTAGAATTGATTCAAACTTTTTACCCTTAATCGTAACCAAAGCAAATCTAACAAGGTTACAAAGTTTTGATAATGAATTTGATCCTCCAAAAGCATTAAATTTTGTTGCGGACCTGTTTGCCGAAGTTGTTACACAATTTAAAAAATGCACCCAGATTGGAAATATTAGGCAAAATGATACCTACTTAAGTAATTTAAAAGCGTACAAAGCTTACGTGGACCCAATTGAGGAATATCAGCAATACATACAAACATACTCCGACTCAATTGCTGGTATGTTTATTGCTGACAATATTAAGGTCACAAACTTTGATGAGTTCAAAGAGGCTATACTGCCAGTCTTAAAAACTGCAGCTAGTTTTGAGCCCATAACATTTACTGGATTTTTAAAAAGTAAAAATTGTTCTGTCTTATCTACAGGACTGGCGATTGAGATTGCAGATTCTGATTATATCAATGATAATGAAAAATTTGAAAGCTTTATTCAAAGTGAAAACTGGGAATTTTTTGTTAACACTTGCGATTCGTATGGATTTATGGTAGATTTAAATGTTCCCTGGAGAATGATTATTGACCTTAATTCAACAGCAGCAATTGAAGCAGCTTCAAGATATATTGATGTTGCGACAGCAGATCAAACCTTATTTTATTATTACCAAAATTCATCAAGGGTAAATTATTCATTTTTTAAAAAAACATTGCTTGATCTTTATATGAATATAAGAAAAAACTATGCGCAAATATTTGAGTGCCAGGTAAGTAGAAAGCTTGTTCCGTCAGTCATTTCTGCACAAGCGTATACACTTGAGCAATTAACAAAAAAATATGATGAACAATATTTTATAGATTTTTATACAAGATTAAGATTGTTTGAAGAAAGGCGCGAATTGGACTCTGAAAAAATTAACAAAATTGTTGATGATCAAATAAGTTTTTTTAATAGTAATGGAGACTACGAGCGTCTTTTTGTATATTTAGAGTCTCAAATCAATAAAACATTTGACAAAGAAGGCTCATTGGGATATTATAACAATCTGTATAGAAAACGCAAGATTGAAAAATTTAATTTAGGCGAAATAAATATTCTAACAACTACAGAAGGTGGAGATGATTTTTCAGGCTATTGATGACAAAAATGAATGCATCGGCATATATGCCAACGGAAAACTTGATTTTGAAAATATACCAACTGGACTTACCCGAACATGGAAATACAGCGGGTCTGTAACTGATGAGGCAATTGAATATGGTTGGCTTTACGCAGGTGGCAAAAAATTAATTGATTGTTGTCCAGATGAACTAGTGGATGAATTACAAAGCGCACAGAAAAAAGCGCGCGCTTACATCAAATCATTTGAAATTGCAAAAATTAATTTACGTGACCATTGTATATATGATTTAATACCATATGACTTTCTCATGGAGTTTTGCGAAGTTAAAAATAAAGTCACTGAGCACGTATTTAACAATTTTAACAAACCAAATAACTATGAACACTTAAATGCTGTGCAAAAATTGCTTCATAAAATAAAGTATCAAAATTTAAACATCGATATTAGTGATTGCAAGCACTTACTAATATCATCCGTCGTAAGAAGTAAGATACAGAGGATATCAAAGAATAATTTTATTGACTATGATTTATTTGGCACAGTAACAGGCCGTCTTACAACAAAACAAAATTCATTCCCTGTGCTTACTATGAAAAAAGAAATTAGACAAATTATGAAGCCAAATAACGACCTTTTTATAGCATTGGATTACAATGGCGCAGAGGTGAGAACACTGCTTGAGCTACAGAGTGTTGAACAGCCAGCCGAGGACATTCACGAGTGGAACTGTAAACATCTTTTTGAGCAAGAGGTTACAAGAGATGAGTGTAAGGTAAGATTTTTTGCATGGCTATATGATCCTGAATCAACTGACATTAATACAAGATTATATAACCGTGAAAATCTTTTAGAAACGTGGTATGATGGCACGCATATTAGTACTCCATATGGCCGGCGCATTAAAGTAGAAAAAAGAAAAGCATTCAATTATTTAATTCAAAGTACAACTGCGGATCGTGTTTTAGAAAAAGCTGTTAAAATTGATAAATTGCTGGAAGGCCACAAAAGTTACATATCTCATATAATTCATGATGAAATTGTTTTAGATTATTCTGATGAAGATCGTGGGTTAATTCCTTTAATAAAAAATATATTCGAAGATGGATTCTTGTCTTCGGTAAGTGCTGGAAAAAATGGGTTTGAACTAAAAGAGATAAAAATATGATTTCTATTATTGGATTAGGAAACGCTGCTTCAGCGATAGCAGAACTGTTCTCAGAAATTAAGCAATACAAAATTTACAAACTTAATTCAAAAATTGAAAAAAATACTAAGTATAACTTTAAATTAAAAAATTTTGATAAGCCGGAAGATTATGAAAAAAATATTCCCAGATTAGGTAAGTTTTTTAGTACTATTGATAATAATGTACAGTTTATTGTTATGGGGGGCTCCTACAGTTCTAACTACACTTTAGGAATTTTAGAACAAATAAAAGATAAGCCCATAGACTTAATTTATATTCAGCCAGACACCGAATTACTAACGGGCAATCCTGTATTAATAGAAAACACAACATTTGGAGTGCTTCAGGAGTATGCTAGGTCAGGATTGATAAACTCAATTACTTTAATTTCTAATCTTGCAATTGAAGAGTCTCTTGGAGACATTAACATTAAAAACTATTATAATTCGCTAAACAACTTCATTTTTTCTGCAGTTCATCATTTAAATTATTTTGTACATTCAGAGCCAGAAATTGGACAGGTCTCACGTCCTGCTGATATTAATCGAATTCGTGCCATAGCTGGTCTTAATATGAAAAATCTTGAAGAAAAATGGTTTTTTAATCTTGACAACCCCAGAGAGCTATGTTATTATTTAGCTATAAATACAAAAAGATTGGAGACTGAAGGAGGCTTGCATAAAAAAATTGTAGATATGCTTAAACAAAAACCAAAAAATGCATTTCGCAAAATTTCTTATGCAATTTATGAAACACCTTACAATGACTTTGGGTTCTGCGTTGCCCATACTAACGTAGTACAAAACAAAAAAACTCTTGACAAGCTAGAACAAGAGTGATACATTAGATGCTGTGGAACGCACAGTATACTTTACAAACAAATAGGAGAAAAACTAATGTCAATCAATATGGAACTAATGAGAAAGAAACTTGCCACACTTCGTGGGGAGCGTGACAAGGATGAAAGCTCACCCTTTTTTAAGCCAGACGAGGGCGATACCGATATTCGTATTGTGCCCACCAATGATGGCGACCCCTTGAAGGAAATGTTCTTCCACTATAATGTGGGCGATCACAAGGGAGGTATTCTCTGCCCTAAGCGTAATTACGGGGAGACATGCCCAATTTGCTCATTCGCTTCTTCACTTTGGCGTGAAGGAGTTGACAACAACGATGATGAGAGTAAGAAGCTTGCTAAAAGCCTCTTTGTGCGAACCCGCTACTTCTCACCAGTCATTGTGCGAGGACGAGAAGAAGAAGGAATCAAGGTCTATGGCTACGGTAAGCAAGCCTATGAACTTCTTCTTGGATATATTCTCGATCCAGAATATGGTGATATCACAGATTCCAAGGAGGGAACCGATATCACTCTTACATACACCAAGCCAAACAAGCCTGGTGCATATCCACAAACGAGCCTCAAGATGCGCCGTAACACATCCACCTTGCTGGAAGACGCAGAAGCGATCCCCGCCCTCCTTGATCGCATGCCTGACTTTGACGGACTTTTTGAACGTCTTAGTGCTCAGCAAGTCGGCGCTATCTTGGACGAGCAACTTTCGGGTGATAGTTCAGCCGAAAGCCGCTCTTCAGAAACAGCTAAATATGGTCCCGCCAACGGTAAGAGCAGTGTTGACCAAGCATTTGATGAACTAATGAGTAGCTAATATAACTAGGCTCTTGTGAGACCGATGGCAGACCGGGATAAAAAATAGTCTGCCATATTTTACCAATAAAGGAGAAATAGTATGTTAGATTGGTTAAAGGCCGCATGGGCCAGCTGGAGAATTAGAGTAGCAGTAGTTGGAGGCACACTTGTTGTTGCAACCGCATATGGAACCTGCTCTGTGGATCCACAAGAGGTTTCAGAGGCCGAGGTAGTACCACAAGTTGAGACTGAAACTAAACAAGTTTCAGAAACTACAACCACAGAAACTGCAACAGAAGTTTCCGCTGATACCACCGCTGAAACGACTACTGAAACAAACGCAACAGAATAAGCTGCAGCCGCTGGCAGACCGGTGTAAAGTCTGCCGCTTTTATCAACCACAAAATCGCGAACATAAGATTGTTTAGATGCGATAACAACAAATAAGGAAACAAACATGACTAGACACGTTATAACATTGCCTCTTGCGGGCAAAAATGCTGTTGCACAAGCAGCGCTTCCTCGCCAGGAAGCATCACCAGATGATGTACCAATTATGCACTATGTGTGCTTTGTTGAACCATCTATTAATAATGGGCTGGAGCTAATTCCAAAGGGCCCAAACCCTCGATATGTCAATATTGATGGTAAAATTCCTAAAGAAATTGAAAAGTCTTTTATTGAAGACGAAAACTTTGCTATTAAGAATAGAGGCTTACAAATTATTATTGATGATGGGTCATTTGATGTTGTTACAATCGATGGAACACCACACGTGAAGTTTAGTTGTTCAGAACCCGGCATGACTGGCCATTATGATGGTCAACATACAGGTGATCGGGTTACCACTGCTGTAAAGCAGCTTGGAGAGCAGGGTCACAAGCAACACTTACCAGTTCAGTTGGTAGAAAGAGCAGCCTTTAGGACTCTTAAGGAAATGCGCGATGCTGCCAAAGCAATTAATAATGTACAGAAACAAAAGAATATTAGTGAATTTGATATTGCTGGTGGGTTTGATGAACTCAAGAATAATTTAAGCTATTGTGCTCAAGAAAACATTGGCTGGGCTCAAAATCAAATTTCTACAGCCGGTACCCGCGTCACCAGTGAATGTCAGGCTACACAAGTTACTTGCCTGCTTGGTTCTTTGCTGCCTAAGACTTTTAGATCTGGCGCATCTTTAAGTGACATTAGTTCGTGGCCCAAAAAGGGCGAAGCTGTAATTAATAAGTTTAACGAAAAAGGAGTTGGACAATTGCTCTACCGCGCAGCTACTGAGATTGATACGCTATTGGAACTGTCAGACTATATCCAAAGCACGCTGAAAAGTACTTTAGGGGGCCAATATGAAACCTATGGTATTTTGAGGGCTTCCACCGCCGCACAGTTAAAAAAGTCAGTTGAGGATAGAAAAGCATATAAGTCCTCTTTATTTAAGACCGGGGGATCTAACGACCATACGCTAAATAAAGATATCATGCCAGTTGTATGTTATTCAATTGTCAATAGTGTTTATGAATATGACGACCAGTCTGGGTTTACTACAAATTATTCAATTGACGAAATGAAGGCAATTTGGAAGGAGGCAGGCCCTGCGGTTCTTTCTAGCATTGAAAATCGTTATCGTAATAGTTTTCAGACAAATTATAAATCACGTTGGGCTGATTTTGCTTTAGATATTACAATGTGGGCACAGTGTGCCGATCTTGTTCAGCGAGTAATTTATAATCCTCAATCCTGGAAGAGACACTTAAGTCAAAAAGTTGCTTAATAAATATCCGCTAGCACACCGGTTAAAGTGTGCTATTTTTCTTGACACTTGATTCAGCACGTGATAAGATACAATATAATTTATAGGAGGGCTAATGGCCAGAAAAGCAAAACCAAAGGCAGGTCGTGTAGATATGCAAGATCTGATGAAACTAGTAAATAAGAAGGCAGGTAGAAATGTCGCACATGATTTAACTGGCGATAATCCTACATCAGTAAAAGAATGGATTCCAACAGGATCTAGGTGGCTAGATTCTATTATTTGCAAAGGACAGGTTTCTGGTATTCCTGTTGGCAAGGTTACTGAAATCGCTGGCCTTGAAGCAACAGGTAAATCATACATGGCTGCACAAATTGCGGCGAACGCTCAAAAAACAGGTAAGTTGGTTGTATATTTTGATTCTGAATCTGCAATTGATCCAACTTTTTTGGAGCGTTCTGGGTGTGATTTAGGGCGATTAATGTATGTTCAAGCATCCTCCGTGGAGTTTGTGCTTGAAACTATTGAAGAACTTTTGGGCGCCACTGATGAACAACTAGTTTTTATCTGGGACTCGCTGGCTTTCACGCCATCTATTTCAGATGTAGAGGGCGATTTCAATCCTCAGTCTTCAATGGCAGTCAAGGCTCGAATCTTAGCTAAAGGAATGTCAAAATTGACTATTCCAATTGCAGATAAACAAGCTACTTTTATTGTTCTTAACCAATTGAAGACAAATATTCCACAAGGACCAACGGCGCGTATTGTAGCAATGACAACGCCATATATCACGCCGGGTGGAAAAGCCATGCACTATGCATATTCGTTGCGTGTATGGCTTACTGGTCGCAAAGCAAAATCTTCGTTTATTGAAGATGAAAAAGGGTTTCGCATTGGCTCTGAAGTCAAAGTGAAGCTTGAAAAGTCAAGATTTGGTACGCAAGGTCGATCCTGTGCTTTTCGTATCTTATGGGGGACAGATGAGATTGGCATTCGCGACGAAGAAAGCTGGTTTGATGCCATTAAAGGTTCCGATTCGTTAACATCTGCAGGGGCATGGTATACATTATCCACCTCCGATGGTTATACGAAAAAGTTCCAACCCTCCAAATGGACTGAGTTAGTTACTAGTGATGAAGAATTTAGAAATCGCGTAATTAGAATTATGGATGAAGAAATTGTTCAAAAATTTGATAAACGCGAAGGTGATGCTAGTAATTATTACGAAGATCCTGATGATCTCACTGTGCCCGTAAAAGAATAAAATAATTCTTGACTTTGCCCTCTGGATTGGTTATAATAAGATATAATCATGAAGGAGGGTTTTTCATGCGAAACTACGGATATGCTTGCATCAATATGGGGTTTTCAAATCGCTCTAAGTCGCAACGCATTACAACTAACAGAACAATGATCAAGCGCACGTTCTTTGAAAAGGGTATCGGATATGCTTCCGAGCTAGCTTTACAGAACGTACGAGATCTTTACAAAATTCTAGAATGGAATTTGGAGAACGATATTTATTTCTATCGCCTCTCATCGGATATGATCCCATGGGCAAGCGAGTATGAAATGGAAGAGTTGCCAGATTACAATCTTATTCTTGCGGCCGCTATGAAAGCTGGCAACTTTGCACGTGAACATGGCATGCGGCTGACATCGCACCCCGGCCCATTCAACAAGCTGGCATCGCCAAAAGAACGAGTATTCCAGCTTACTTACAAAGATCTCAAGGTCCACGGAGATTTGTTTGATATGATTGGTTTGCCGCGCACGCCGTACGCTAAACTAAACATTCATGTGGGTGCAGCCTATGGTGATAAACCAATGGCTCTCGACAACTTCTGCCGCAACTTTGAACGTCTGCCAGAAAATGTCCGCTTAAGATTGACAGTTGAGAATGATGATAAAACTTCGCTGTATTCAACACTGGAGTTGTACGAAGGTGTATACAAGCGCATCGGTATTCCGATTGTCTTTGACTATCATCACCACATGCTTCATACCGGCGGACAAACAGAACAGGAAGCACTTGAGCTTGCTTTATCTACATGGGGTGAAATCAAGCCAGTGGTGCATTATGCTGAATCGCGCTCTGTTGAGCAAAACAACCCCAAAATCAAACCACAAGCACACTCCGACATGATTCGTAACCCATTTAATGATTACGGCAATGAATTTGATGTTATGATTGAGGCTAAGCATAAAGAGCTTGCATTGTTGGAATATCGTGATATAATGAATAAACAAAGGAGCGTTGCATAATGTATCAAGTATTTTTAAATTGCACTGTTGCGTTTATTATACTTGGGTTTGTGTATACACTTTATTTAATTGACAACATGGAGAACTAGTGAAATTTATAACTGATTATTTTCGCAATAGAGAAAGAAATAAAATTATTAAACAAATATCAAAACTTCAAGAAAAGTCTGTGCAATTGCAAAGAAACGGAAACTTAAGAGAATATGCAGAAGTAATGAAGGAAATTGATGAATTAGAAAAAACCCTTGATATATCAAAGAATACACCTAGCGGCCCAACAAATCAAAAACAAATATATACAGATTTTGTTGACTACGATGGGATGGGCAATCAAGGCAGATTCCCGGAGGTTAAAAATAAATGAAACATCAACAAGTTGATACATCATATTTTAGTAAATGGAATCCAGATATAGACTATCAGCAGCATCCTGAACTATACCATATTGGCCGCGGCCAACAGGGAGTTCTAATTTGTGAGCCATATAAATCTAACATTTGTGCTTTCTGGCGATTTAAAACAGTACGTGAAGCACAAGTATCAAGTCAAAACATTCTTGGCATGTTTTACACATATATCAACGAAGGAGACTTTGTCGGTGCTGATATGGCTAAGAAGTTTTTGCACATGGGCTTTACTCGTGCTCGTAGGTATGCAAACCACAGAGATGGCAAAAAATATAATGATGACGGCTCAATCATTCCGCAAGAACCGGACGCACTCACTTGTGAAAAGGCACAATCAGCACACATTTTTTATCACTGCTGGAAAGAAGCACGTGAATACCCCAAATATTTAGAAATGAAAAAAGAACACAGGAGCAAGCATGGGCACTAAAAGAGTATTGATCGTAGATGCATTAAACGCATATCTTAGGGCATATATTGTTGACCCATCTGTCTCCACTAATGGGCAGCCAATAGGTGGTCTCAAGGGATTTATAAAAATTTTACAGAAGCTTGTACGTCAAACACAGCCTAATGCAATAGTTGTTTGTTGGGATGGGCCAAATGGTTCCAAAAAACGTAAAACCATGGATAAAAATTATAAGCAGGGCAGAAAGCCAATTCGTCTAAATCGTTCAGTGCATAATTTAACAGATGATGAAGAGTTGCAAAATAAAATTTGGCAACAAGGCCGTGTTGTTGAATATCTGAACAATATGCCGATTATACAAACTATGCTACCAGAGATTGAAGCCGATGATGTCATTTCGTATATCTGCTCTCTTGGTCATTTTGATGATTGGCAAAAAATTATTGTATCTAATGACAAGGATTTTATGCAACTGTGTGATGAGAAGACAGTTTTGTGGCGTCCCGTAAAAGATGAAATTTTAAATTCAAAGCGAATTGTAGAGCAGACTGGGGTGCATCCAACTAACATGGCATTAGCGCGCGCCGTTATCGGTGATGCATCCGATAATTTACCGGGAGTAAAAGGGGCAGGGTTTAAAACAATTGCAAAGCGAATTGGCTTTTTGTCTGAAGAAAAAACATACACGATTGATGATGTGGTTGAACACTGTGAAGCTAAATCAGAAAATAGTAATCTAAAGTTTTTCACAAATGTTGTGCATGCTAAAGATTTAATTGAACACAATTATAAAATGATGCAACTTTATGCACCACAGATGTCAGTTCAGGCTAAATCTCATGTAAAAGAATCTGTAGAAAATTTTGAATGTGATTTTAACAAAACTGAGATTATCAGACTTATGCGCGAAGATGGATTTGGTGAGCTAAATTGGGAAGAACTTAAAGCACACTTAAACAAGATTAGCACCGATTGTCTTGACGGTGCAACAGAATTATTCTAATTTTGTGATTGACTTTACGACAAAATAGGTTATACTTATAAACACCAGCGAGGGCACTAATGAAAGCAGAAAAAGTAAATTTTGGAAGGTATGGGAAAGCCTTCCAAGAGGGACTAGTTCAGCTTATTTTCCAGGATCGACCATTCGCAGACCAGATCACTGAAGTGCTTGACGCTAGCTTTATTGAGTTGGAATATCTGCGTGTTTTTCTGCAAAAGATGCTGCAATTCCGACACCGTTATAACAAACATCCTTCGGTGGATGCTATGTTAACTATCATCAAAACAGAACTTGATGAAGAAGATGATGTAATTCAAGAAAAGGTACAAGATTACTTTACTAGAATGCACCAAAGAGAGCTAACAGACATTGATTATATCAAAGAAATATCTCTTGATTTTTGTCGTAAGCAGAATCTTAAAGAAGCAATGATGACTTCGGTTGGCCTGCTTCAAAACTGTTCTTTTGATGAGATATCAAAAGTTATTAACGATGCACTTAAACTTGGCTCTGAAAATAATTTTGGCTATGACTATATGGCAGACTTTGAAGAAAGATTTATGCCAAAGTTTAGAAGGCCAGTAACTACCGGCTGGGGAGATATCGACAACATAACAGGTGGGGGCTTGGGCAAAAGTGAGCTTGGTGTTGTCATCGCACCAACTGGTGCTGGAAAATCAATGGTGTTAGTTCACCTTGGTTCTCAGGCGCTGAAAGAAGGTAAAACAGTTGTTCATTATACGCTTGAGTTGCAGGATACAGTTATTGCGACTAGATATGATAGCTGTATAACAGGCTATCCCCTGTCTGACATTATTAATTTTAAAGAGGAAGTTTATGAAGAAATTAAAGATATTGATGGATCACTTATTGTTAAAGAATACCCAACTAAATCTGCTTCCACAAATACAATCAGAGCACATCTTTCTCGGCTTGTTAAGCGTGGTATTACTCCTGGAATGGTTATTGTAGACTATGCAGATTTGTTAAAACCAGTTCAGGTTAGAAAAGAAAAAAGAGAAGAACTGGGCTCTATATATGAAGAACTTAGAGCACTATCAACAGAATTTAAGTGTCCTATATGGACGGCATCACAAACTAACAGATCGGGCTTGAGCGCAGAAGTAATTACAATGGAGCAAATATCAGAGGCATTCAACAAATGCTTTGTTGCAGATTTTATCTTTTCAGTTTCTCGGACTATTGAAGATAAACAAAACAATCAAGGCAAAATCTTTATCGCCAAAAACAGAAATGGGCCCGATGGTATGGTCTATAATATATTTATGGATACATCAAATGTTAATATAAAAATATTGCCTAAAACTCCACAACAAAAAGATACCCCAAGTGGTGTTGTTACAGCACCAGTCGCGCTTGACTCTAAACAGCAAAAAGATTTACTACGTCAAAAATATACCAAGCTAAGAAGGAAATAAACTAAATGAGAACTATTGACAACATTCGCAGATTCAGATTATCAGATACATTCGTGGAACCATATAAAAAAGCTGAAGTTCCGTGGGGCCCTTTGGGATATGTAACATTTAAAAGAACATATTCTAGGCGATTAAACGAATTTGATCCTGAAGCCACCGGCACCGAAGAATGGTGGCAAACCTGCAGGAGGGTTGTTGAAGGAATGTTTAACATGCAGAAACAGCATGTTTTTGCCTTGGGGCTTGAGTGGAATGATAATAAAGCACAGCGCACTGCTAAAGATGCATATGATCGCTTATTTAATCTTAAATGGACACCACCTGGCCGCGGCTTATGGATGATGGGTACAAAATTTATTGAAGAAAAAACTGGCGCTGCTCTTTTTAATTGTGCATTTCGCTCTACCAAAGATTTAGCCACAAAAGGTGGATACCTGTTTGCTTGGATGATGGACGCTTTGATGGTTGGCATTGGGGTAGGGTTTGATACAGAAGGTGCTAGTAGTCTTACCATATGTGAACCTCAGTTCACAAACGATACTTTGATAATTGATGATTCACGTGAAGGATGGGTAGACTCTGTACAAACATTGCTTAATGGTTATTATTTTGGTCACAAAGTTCCAAAGTTTGATTATTCAGCAATCCGCCCTTTTGGGGCTCATATCAAAGGCTTCGGTGGGACCTCATCTGGCCCGCAACCATTAATTGAGCTTCATGAAAGTTTGATTGAGATGTATTCTAAAAAAATCGGAGAGCCCATCACATCTGTTGATATCGTAGATACAGAAAACTTGATTGGACGTTGTGTTGTATCCGGTAACGTTAGGCGCTCTGCTGCTTTGGCTATGGGCAAGCATGATGATTTGCATTATCTTGAAATGAAAAATGATTCTGAAAAACTTATGCATCATCGCTGGAATTCTAATAATTCATTTAATGCTGTCGTTGGAATGGACTACACGTGGCATGCAAATCAGTCACAAAAGAATGGCGAGCCCGGCTATATCTGGTTAGAAAATGCTAGAACGCGCGGTCGCTTTAAAGATGGCGAGCGTTTAGACGATGTTAATGTGGCTGGTTTTAATCCTTGTGTGGAACAGCAATTAGAAGATGCCGAATTGTGCTGCTTAGTTGAAACATTCCCAGCCAAACATGATGACATGGATGATTATTTAAAGACATTAAAAATAGCCTACTTATATGGCAAGACGATTACCTTATCGAACACACATTGGCCCGAAACGAATGCTAAAATGCTAAAAAATCGCCGCATCGGTCTTTCGCAGTCAGGTGTCATACAAGCTTTCAACAAACATGGCCGCCGCGAGATGTATAATTGGTGCGACCAGGCTTACCAATATGTTCAGAAACTAGATGAAGAATATTCAAACTGGCTGTGCATACCTAAATCTATAAGAACCACGTCAATCAAGCCGTCAGGCACAGTTTCTCTTCTTAACGGTTCAACCCCAGGTATTCACTTTCCAGAAGATGAATACTATATCAGACGAATCAGGTTTTCAAAAGATTCTCCGCTGTTAGAACCTTTACAAAAAGCAGGCTATGCTATCGAAGATGATGTATATTCGCCCAACACTTCGTGTGTTGAGTTCCCTGTTCATGAGCCTTATTTTTTCAAAGGCAAAAGAGATGTGAATATGTGGGAACAACTTGAGATTGCTGCACAATATCAACACTATTGGGCTGACAACTCAGTTTCTATAACTGTGACCTTTAAACCAGAAGAGGCTAACAGCATAAAAGATGCTTTAGAAATGTATGAATCGCGCTTAAAAGCTGTATCATTTCTAAAGTATGAAGAGACCGGCTATGAACAAGCGCCGTATGAGCCTATTACAAAGCAAAAGTATGAGCAATTAACTAAAAATATAACCCCTATTACTCGAATAGCTACCGAAGAACAGGGTACTGGTTCAAAATTTTGCACCAATGACACATGTACAATTTAGGAGAAGATATGAACTTTAAACCATTAAATAGATATATTGAAATTGAAATCGAACCAATAAAAGCACCACAGACTGAAAGCGGTATATTGCTACCTAGCGACTTTAAAGTACAGGAAGCACGCCACGCATGCGTTAAAGTAAAGTCGTGGGATAATGAAGTTAGATTTGCAGATTCGTTAACTGAAAACAGTTGGCTTATTGTTGATAAATCAATGATTGAGGAAGTAAATGTTAGAGGCAATGCGATCAATTTGGTGTTGGATAATTACGTTCTGGGACTATTTACATCATAAAGAACGTAAACTTCCAACCGAAGGCAGCAAAGAAGAAGAACATGATATGGGCATTGATAAGAATTTTTATAATGAATCCTCTGCAAAAAATTTGGGATGGGAACCTGCATGGTTTGGTCAAAAGTATTTTGACGAACAATTAGTTAGAGCAATCAAAAAATGGCAACGTGAACGTGGCTTACAAGCCGATGGTTTATGTGGCCCAATGACTTATCGTAGAATATGGACTGAGCGACAAGCTGACATTGACGATCATAGGCCCGTCGACTGTCAATACTCTAACTATATTGTATATAACGGCGATTTTCACCCAATTGAATGGGACAAGGTTGTGCTTTGGTCTGAAACCGGCGGCATGCAAGCAAAGAAGGGTTCATACTATGATTATACCGGCCGGCCCCAGCGCGGGATAAGATTATTTGTAAATCATTGGGACGTGTGCCTATCATCACGCTCATGTCAATCTATTCTAGACAAACGCGGTATTTCAGTACATTTTTTAATTGATAATGATGGAACCATTTATCAAACATTGGACATGCAACACGGAGCCTGGCACGCTGGTTCCGAGCGTGTAAATCGTGCATCTGTTGGTGTTGAGATCTCTAATGCTTATTATACAAAATATCAAGATTGGTATAAACGCAATGGCTTTGGCGAGAGGCCGATCATATCAGGCGCAAGAGTGCATGGAGAACAGCTAGAAGATTTTACTGGATTCTATCCAGAACAAATCAATGCACTCAAAGCCCTGTGGAAAGCTATCAATACATCTACAGGGGTTGAATTTCAAACACCCACTAACCAGTTTGGTACAACATCAAAAACATATGTACAGGACGCTAAATATGGCAAATTCTGTGGCTTTGTAAGTCATTATCATGTTAGCAAAAGCAAGATTGATTGTGCCGGCTTAGACATTAAAAAATTACTTGATGAATTATAAATACGACAATGTTGTTGTTGGCAGTTCGTTTGACGCAGTACTCTTTGCATTTATTCACAATTATCCAATAATTTATTCGGATCATGATATACCGTTTAGGTTCGATTATTTAGATCACAATATTGATTTATCTGCTTTGAAAATAGATAATAGACCGTCTGTTATCAAAACCTCTGTTGATGATGTGGTGGTGGGACTTCCAAAGGTTCTCTTGTGGGAGCGTATGTTGTTTTTATTATCACTAGACTCTAAAGCCCCTTTATCAAGTTTATGCAAATCATTGCGAAGAAAAGACAATAAAATAATATGCTCAAACGAATATTCTAAAATTGCTGAGATCAAATTTGCCACTTGCCACTATTTTTATGATCAGAATGCGTTCAATTTCGTAAACGAAAAAACGCTTGCATCAGACAAGTACATATGCTATGATTGGATAGCTATTAACAGAGGCGGCAAACAAGAGATAGATTTGATTGAGACAAACGATGATTTTACAAAAGAGATGTGGTTTTACCCATCTGATCGTATCGATGGTCGTACATCGGTAAAAGATGTTTGCGCAGTTTCTATCTTGACAGAAAAACAGATTAGTGACTTCAATTATTCAGAAACAATGGCTCGATTTAAATTAGTTCACGAAATGGAGAAACGTGGAATGAAGGGGCCTTCAAATGGATATGGACCAAATGGAAAACTCAAACATTACAAGATTAGAGCTACTAGCGTTAATCGCTCAGTCCGTAAGCTCGAACATAAAATCACACCGAAAACCAGCAATATTAAAATTGCGCAAATTATCAAAGAAGATTACTATGCAGGCTTACCAAAGGCTTGTTTGGGATACGATAGATTTTTGAGGCACCTATGAATCAC